CGCCTCCGGGCGGCAATACATCCCCGCCACCGTACGTACCTCCGGGCGGCAACCAGCAACCGCCGCCTCTACCGCCCCCGCCTCCGGGCGGCGTCGAGCCGTTCCGCACGGGGCCGGACGCCGCTTTATTCGGTATCCTGGGTGGGGGCCAACCGTCACGCGCAAACAGTGGTATTATGGGCGGAGGCGGGTATGGAGGCGGGTCCGGCGGGGACCAATATTACAACGTGAACGTAACCGCGCCCGTGGGCGTGCGTACGCTCTTACAGCAGATCGGGCGCAAAAAGGTAAGCGATAACAGGGGGTTAGAGTTCAATGAGTTCTAAAGGCGTAGTGTGGCATTGGGACCGTTGGGGTACGGGCGCGTTTACGGAAATATCGGGTTGGGTTTCCAAGTACCCCACGCAAGAGATTGCCGCCGGGCCGGGCCAAACGGACCAATTGGGGTTGCACGTCGAGCCGTACCATTCCAAAACCAAAGCGCCGCTTCCCGTGCAGTTGCGCGGCGGGCAAGAAATCTTGTATTACGAGCAATGGGGCGTTGGGGGAGTGGGCACGTCCGGCATCCGGTACAAACCCTCCGGCGTCATCCGGGGTATTTACGATATAGCCGCGCCCGGCGGCGTGCGTTACAACGTGCTTTTGGAGGGCGTCGATAAAGAGGAAAACGTAACCGCAACGCTCTTGCACTTTGACCCCGCCCTGCTCCGCTATGACCGGGACCGTATCGAGTGGTTGTTTGAGGATTCCGGGCTGTACGAGGCCGGGATGTGGGACGCCCACACCTACGTTGAGGGCCCCTTTGTCGATTACCTGAATACGCCCGTCCAGACGTTCCGCCGGGAAAACGTGAACGCTATCCTCAAAACGTGGGAAGCAACCACGGCCAACAAGAGCGGGCAAGATGGGTTGGGGCGGGGCGTGACGTCGAGGCGGCATTACGTAACGCTACAGTGGGCGGACCCGAATAACCCCGGTTCCGTGGGTAATAAATTCATCCGGGTCCTACACTTTTACGAGGGGTTGACGGGACCCCAGTACGCCATCCCCCTTACCAACCGCCGCAACGCCCAAACCCTGTTCTTTTGGGATGATTTCGAGCGGGGCGTAAACCTCAATTCGGGACTTGGCATTTCCCCGAGCGGCCACAAGGCGGAGCATTGGGCCGGGGTTTGGGGCACGGAGTCGGGCAAAGCGAAACTCGTTACGGCGGGGGCGTTACCAGCGGGTCAAATCTACACGGCAATGTGGGATATGGGCGTCGCGGATGGCACTTGGGAGATAGAGCTACCGGCTATGCAGTTGTCCGGCCCGCTGGTATTCGCGCGGGCGTGGAAAACCGTGGGCGGCTCAACTAACAAAGAGGGCGGCATAGTCATTTGGCCCCATTCCTCCAATCGTTACGAGATATGGCGTCGATGGGAAGCATCGAGCGGTAGTTTGGGCTTTATCTCTAACTCTGTCGTGCCCACGGCGGGGGACCGAGTGCGCGTTACCTGTAAAGGTTCGTATATGCTGTTTGAGATCGTGCGGGCGGGCGTGGTTGTGGGCTCGTTTACCCCGAATGCGGCGGATGTGATCGCTAACGGCCTTACGCGCACGTACTTTGGCATCGGGCACGCCCCGTCCATCATTTCGGCCAACGTCCGGTTCGATAACCCATCCTTTACCTCGACGGCCCGCAAGTACCGGGGTTATCAGCGGTTCCGCGATTACGGCCTCATGGTGAACATGGTCCCCATAGAGGGGCCCGGCTCCGACCCCGCGCCCGTGCAGTGGGAGTCCACGCGCGTAAAGAACGCATCGACGGAGGCGGGCGGTGTAACCAAGACGGACGTGCCACAGTGGGCGGCCTCAACCGCTGTAAATGCCGGGGAATACCGCAGACCCAAAGCCAACCCCAACGGGCGGCATTACCGCGCGCAAAACTCCGGTACCACCGGGGCCTCAGAGCCGGGTACGTGGCCTACAACGGCGGGTGGGACGGTTGTAGATAATACGATAACTTGGGTCGAGGAAACGTGGAATGCGGGCGCGCGCTCGACGGACTTACTCAACCGGGACGGCGGCATCCTAAGTTTCAAGATCGAGCAACGCCGGGTTGCCTCCGACACCGCCAACCGCCCCAACGGGTTTATACCCGGCAACGCTGAAACCGGGCAACCGTGGCGCACGGGCGCGGGCGCGTGGATCGTGGCAAGTAACGCTCTAAAGCCCACGGCGGCGGGGTCGCTGGTGCTCGATTCGGGCGTAGGGTCGTCCGTCATAGTCGAGGCACAATTACCCCTTGCCGTCGCGGGTGCGCGCCTCTTGGTGCGTTACATAGACGAAGCGAATATGCTCTACTGGGAGTGCTTGGGCCCGGCCTCCGGTTGCCGCGTCGTAAAGCGTGTCGCGGGCGTTGAGACGGTCGTAAAGACGTACTCCAACGCCGTGCTTAACGCATCCTTTACCAACAACGATTACGTAAAGATCGCGGCCCGCGACAACCTCATAACCGTATACCGCAACAACGTGCCCATTCAGGCTGTGGACGACATAAACGAGTCGCAGTTTATAGGCGCAACATCACAAGGCATAGCCGCCTCCGCCGCCGCCGTCACGTCCGGCGTGTCGTTCAAGAACTTTGGAGTCTACCAGAACTACACGGCTCGTATCATAGGGTTTGCCCTCGACAATAGCACAACCATACTTTCCGACTTTGGCTATGCCTGGAATATCAAGACGGACCGCACGGCGCGCCCCGTGGTTGCGGGCGTTGAGGTTGGGACGGCACTAAGCATAAACGTTGGGGATGAACTGCAAATCGAGGCCCGGCGCGAAGTCTTGACAGCGGGCGCGGCCCCGGTCTTGCGCCTGCATTTTTACCACATCCCAGCTTTAGGCATACAGGGGGCACAACGCGGCAACCCTCACCACTCCGTAACCGTAAGCCAAGACCTCGACGCCACGCCCATGTACGTTGACACGGCCCTTTATCACGTTGGGGCCTCGTTCAATAACGTTACCTATAGGCGGTTTTCGTATGACGTGTTCACGGACCCCGCATCTATTGACGATTACGGCCCCAAGTGGGCGCGCTCCGTCATCCGAAAGCCCGAATTGGACACGTACGCCAAGCGCAAGGCGTGGGCGGACGGGCTACTTGCCGTCTTTTCGAGGCCCCGCATCACTACGGAACTTTACAACGTGGATGCGTCATGGGGTTACGAGCGGGGCCATAAGGTCCCGGTGGAGAATACCCATTTTGGCTGGACTCCCCCCGTCCTGCAAGTAATCCAAGAGGTCCGCCCCGGCAAAGTCGAGGGTTTGCGAACTCTCATTGTAGGCGAGTCCGCTTACGAATTCGCGGATACCGAGTTCGGAGTCGCGCTCAAGGTTCCCGACATAGACGAAATCGACCCGCCCCCCGCTCAAAACTTCGCGACGGCGGACTCGTACCGGGACTCTGTGGATACGGTTGCCCAGAACTTTACGTTCACGGACCCCGGCGCGGATGTAAAGGTTGTGTGGATAAACGTGCTGGCGCAGTTCGGGGATCGTGGCAACGTCCAACGCGCCCCGGCACTCCCCGGTTCCGGCAAGGGTACTGTACGTGGACTAAAGCCGGGTGCGTCCTATGTCGCGTGGAATGAGACGGAAGATTACAACGGCAACACGTCTAAACCGTCTGTCGCAATTAACTTGACAACCGCTAATATAGTTAGTATACTCCCCCCGTCAAACGTCGTGCTGGGAGGAATGACGTGGCTACCAGACGAAAAAGCCGTTATGGTTGAATTCGTTTGGGATGAGGTACAGGGTGCTTTAGACTATGAGGGCACTCTAATAGTCACTACATTGGAGGGCATAACTACGGTGGAAACTAGGCGAACAAACAGGACAAAGACATTCGTGGCGACAGTAGCCGCATTTGCGACACTTCTCTTTAGTGTGGCGAGTATTGACGTGTACGGCATGGTAGGCAACTATAGCGCACAAGTCCCGACTACGGCCATCGGCTCGTACCCTGCCTCTGCATCCCCCCCCAATGGCGATGTGGAGCGGCCCGACCCGCTCAATGTTACCATGCCCGCTGACTGGACCCCCAGCGCGACGGGTGGCGGTACTTTTGCTTGGGAAAATGGGGACGCGGCTTCCGGGTCCCGCTCTATCAGCGCGTCACGCGGAACCGGGTCGGGGTCGTATGCTCAATGGTTGTCCGAGATTTACCCAATCCCCAGCGGCGCTGATTTCTATATAGAACTCAGCTACAAGATGAACCGCACAGGGGCGGATGCTTATGGGACGTACCAGTTCCTGTATTACGATGTGAACAAGAACTACATCGGTTCTAGCGGTAGTATCGCACTAAACGACGTAACTACGTGGACCATTGTTAGGGGCGGCGGAGCGCCGTTACCTGCTACGCACAAGTATGTACAGATAAAGCTTGCGACAAACCCGCTGGGTAGCCTATCCGCGCCTCTAACCGTGTACTTCGATAAGATTTACGCGGGGCCTAAAGTACCGAAAGAAGCTATAGCGGGCGTGCCCCTAGCAGGTGCGAACGCCACCTCAACCGAGTTTGTGATTGGTGACGACACCCGCCTACCACCCACATCGTTCAACGAGTCGGTGGATGACCGCGTAGCCACACTACTTGTGCCCGGTACCGGGATGGCCGAACTCTATGACGACGCGGCGGGTAGCTACACCTATTCCATCGCGCCCGGCGGGGTCGGTCCCACTCAGCTTGCCGCACACATCCCCGGCCTGTTCTATAGCTCGAACAAGGGGCGGGCGACGGCGCAAGGTGCCAACTTTGCCTCCGTTAGTAGCAGTTGGGCCAAAGTCGCGGGCACGGACATTACGATAACCGCCCCGGCCTCCGGCCCCATCCGCGTGGTCATGCAGTACCGATATTCCGGTAACGTGGACCCCAGTACCGCCGGGGCGACGGGCATCGGCATTGTGTCTGGCACGTTCAATTCAGCGTGGGGGGACGACAATTTCCACGAGGGGCTAGGGTCGCAAGTGACCATAAGCGGCATAGCGTCCATTCAGGGCACGATCCCGGCGGGCGCGTCCGCGACGTTGGCCTTGTACGGGAAGCGTATCAGCGGGGCGGGGATATTCACGCTCTACGCCTCCGGCGTCAACGAGAAACTTGCACAATGGGACTGGTGGAGTTATCGTAACTAAGTAGCTAGGCAACTGGGTAGCTACAGTCCTATACTTGCCGGAGGTATTACCAGCATGAGCGACAAGAGCGGCAATGGGGCACGTAAGCCCTTGTTCCCGGATGATCCCCTCGAGGCGGAGGGGTCGAGTTCCGCATGGCCCTTGCCCAAGCCGGGGGATGAGGTCGCCTATTTGGGGCCGAACAACGAGGGAGAGGGCGGGCGGTTCATGGTCAAGCGACTCGCTACGCAAGCGGGCAAGCGCGTGCTCCACCTGGACGACGGCACGGGCAAGGGTGCTATCATCCCGCTGTCTTGGGTTGTGGGCATCATGCGGCGCGCCTCAAGCCCGGTCACAACGTAACCCCGGAAACTACCCGCTTGTAGCTCTAATAAAGAGGGGCCGGGGTGCTGTAAGTGCATCCCGGCCCCTCTTTTGTTACTATGCTATCGGCTAACCGGGCCGTGCACGTACATCCTCTATCGGGCACCATTCCTCAACCACCTTGCCAGGTATGAGTATTAGGTATGCCGGTACCACGCCAATATGATTCAGGTATACGAATGCGGAGTGGATTATGGTTGCGTTTACCCACTTTGTACCTCCATCCCACACTTGCACTTTGTCGCCAACCTGGAACCTGAAAACGCTCACTGTCCGAGTTCCCCGCCCTGCATCAGGTCGTAAACATCTACATTGCTGGCGTACGTCCTTTGACCAGTTGCAGGCGAAAGAAGGGCCATACCGGACGGTGCCCAACCTGTTTCAATGAAGCGGGCGGCGGCGTGTTCGCTGTGACCTTGTTCTACAAGCCACTGTTGCAGGGCTTCCGTCGTCTCGAACACCGGGCTTACGGGGGTGCCCTCACTAACTGTCGAGTAGACCTGATAGGCCGTAGCCTCCTCCGGCGTCCATTTGCGGGTGCGGTGATATTCGGGGTCGGGCGGGCTGTCGTATTCCCAGTAATACTTGGTATCCTGGTTGTACGATTTGTCCTGTTCCGGGTGCTTCCCCTTTTGCCATAGCTCGAAGTTCCTTATCCAGTCCTCCGCCGCACTATCGTAATCGCTGTCAAAAAGGGGCATGTACGATCCCGGTTCACGATAACCGGAGGCTGTTTCCTCCGTGTATCTTGGGTGCTCCCAATCGGGCGGCACGCGTCTGATTTCTCTACCCATTGTCTAAATCCTCCATTGCTACTTGATGAGATAGTTGTTCGATTAGACCTCTTTGACTACGTTCCCGCCCGTGCCGTCCGCATTCAGTACGCATTGGTCTATAGGCCGAACCATGACCCCGCCCTCTATAATGCCCGTAGCCTCGACTAAACGCGCCGTATGTACAAACAGACGCTTACCACCTAGCAAGTGCCTCATGCCGCCTTTACGGTGGCACACAGGGCACACTACAACCTTGTAGTCATAGGCCCATAAACCTACGTGGTCCTTTGTAAAGTCGTACCGCTTTTGAGTGTCTAAATAGGCTTGTGCCCGTACCTCCGGTTCATCGGGTGGATGTACACAATCGACCGCAGACTCATGGATGTACATCTTGACTTCGCCTCGGAACGCGGACCCCGAAGGTTCCTGGTAAAATGTAAGTGCGGGCGTGCCAACGGGCATTGCCCCGCCGCATTCCCTACACCGCGCCTGCCTTGTTAGGATGATTCTTTGGGCGCAATCCGGTGTCACCTTGAGATGTGCGCTTTGCCGCCACGCCTCCGCATCCCGGCGGCTGATTTTGTGAAACGTGCTCGATTGCGGGGCCTTGTTACTTTGCTTGCGTGGCATCACGAGCCTCCGATTGCTTGCCCGTCTTGCGCCCGTCCGCCTTTTCGAGCGCGGGGTCAAAGTTGGGGTTTTTGACGTTTGTGGGAAAAGCCTTGCCGCAATTCACGCATTCCATAGTTATATGCCGCTGGTTGCGTTTTGCAACCTCATTCCAAAAGTGATTGCATTCCACCGTACTTACCTCCATTGTTGTTGATGTGTTGACTACCGAGACTCCGTTACCGTGCTATGAACTCCGCGTTAGGCTCGAAAATCACGTCCCAAGAACCGTTCGCAAGTTCTATGTCATACACCCTAATCTTAGACCTGCCAAGCCGACAAGGGCGTACACCCTGGACAATGCCGCATACAAAGGGGCGGAGGGAGTCTTTGATAAAATCCCCCATCTCGATCTCAACTTTCAATTCCCCGGTATGTACTATCTCATCTGCCATTGTGTGCCTCCATTGTTGTTGCTTGCGACGGCCCCAAGCGTTCCGCCTGCAATCATTATAGCATAAGGGTTATATAAATGCAACCCTTACTTGCCCCAATTTCGTACCAAATCCACACGGCTTGCAATCGCAAAACATAAGGGGTAACATTGTGTAATGCCCACGCATCCCCCCAACCTGATTGACCTGCTTTTCTACTTGACTCTGTACCAAGTCCCAACGGGTGCGAGCGCGCCTACGGACCTGTTTACATGGATCAACTGGGTTACAGGGCTTTCCGGCACGGGCGTGATTGTGTTAGTATTCGTACTATTACTGCAAGGGAAGTTACGCACGGGGCGGGAATGGACGGATCGGGAAACCCAATTTACAAAGGTTTGGGTGGAGCGCGAGGCCCAATTCAAGGTGCAACTGCTCGACGTTACGGAATACCGGGACCGCCTGCTTGAAATCACCCTGCAAACCCTCGACGTTGCCCGCAAAGCAACCACAACGGCGGAGGGCGTCGTAACCGAAGTGACAACCAAGAAACCCACTAGAGGCGTAAGAGGGCAACCAAAATGATAGGGGATTGGATAATGCGACTAAGGCAACGATTTGGTAAGCAACCGGACCCGCAAGTAATAGAGCGGGTGAATGAAACCGCACAAGCTATGACCCCGCCCGTGGTAATCCATGACCCGGCGGTTGCCCGTACAATCGACGTTGCGGGGCGGGACCTCGACGCCCTTCGCCGCCGCCTTGCGATAGTCGATACGTATGTAAGGGCGGAGTCCCGGCAAAAGTAAACGAGCCTAAATAAACGCCCGGCCCAATAGCCCAAAGGTCCCGTACTCAACGCAATTTTCAATAGTGTGCCCCGTCGCTCATGTATACTTGACGTGCGGGGCATTGTGTTACCCTACTTTGGAGTCTGGAAAGTGATATATCACCTTTTTCAATTCTTTTGGGATCATGTACCCGATTCCGAACTGCTCAACAACCTATTGATCTGCATAATGGTTGTGTCTGTGTTTGTGGCGTTAGAGCACTTGGCCTTGCTCGTAATCTATCTTGGGGACCGGACCGCGCGCATTAAGGCAAAGCAAAACGGGCCCCGCTCCATTTCTACCAACCAGCGCATACGCAATGAAGCGTTGCGGATCGTGATGTGTGTTGGCCTCTTTCTTGCCGCCCTCGTTGGCTATTTCGAGTTAGGCGGAGCGTGGATTGCCCTTATCATCTTAGTCATCCTGCTCAAGTTGGCGGTTGGGTCCGCCCTAGACCTGCTAGACCGCCGCCGCCTCGACCGCTACTTCGGCCCCGTGGAAAACGTCGAGGCGGCAATTCAGGCGGATGGTTGGGACCGCCGGACGGAGCGGCGGCGCACGCCCCATATGTGTCCCAAATGCGGCACGGTCCTGCAACCCAAAGCGGGGGATAATGCCCGCCCCGAATCCCCACCCGCCACATCTCGGCAATAGTCTTGCTGTAACCGTGATATAATGCCCGTACGAGGCCCTTAGACGGCCCGTGCGGGCTTTTCTTATCAATGGAGGTATAGGAGGCAAACCAGTGGCAAATAACGCGTTGGCGGAGCTTATAGACGCTTACGAGGCGGCAACCACGCTCCGGGTTGTTGATGTATTCAGGCCCGGCAACGAGACCGGGTATGTTACCCCGCCCGATCTTTACGAGCCACGGCGCACGCCGGACGGCAGGGGCTGGGAAATCCCGCCCCGTGGCAACATACTGTTTTGGATGGACCATGCAACCGTTGGCACCAACACCTTGCCCTACTTCGCAGGTATTCCGGGCGTGCAACTTGCCGGGTCTGTGCGGGATGGTCGGGACGTTTGTTGTCCCTATCTAATCCCCAAAGACCGGACCCTCTATGCGGACGGACGGGTTGCGGATACGAGCCGGGTTGTATTCAAAATGACTCCTGCAAACCGCGCCTGCAATCACACGGGCCCTTGTGTGCCGTTCACGGGCGTAACCCCGGACAACGCCAACACGGATGGCGTGGAATACGAAAACCTGCAAAACGGCGCGGACCCCTTTACGGAATGGCAAATTGTAAAGGGCGCGCTCATCTATGTGTACTCCGCCGTGGTAAACCGCATCCCCGATTACCGGCGCGTTTCGCATGGCGTGGTTGCAGAGCCGTGGGGGCGGCGGACGGACCCCTTTACGCGGGGCATGTTTCCGTTTTCTCGGAGTTGGGCGTACGTCGAGGCAATCCGCCGTGACCCCCGAATCTGGCAATTTTGGAAGTTGCCCCAACCCGCACGGTAACGGGGTAAACCAGCCCAATGCCGATCTTTCGCAAACCCCGCAACGTTGGCGCGGTCATATCCAAAAGCCCGGAGCGTTACCAGTACCGAAACGCGTACTGGGCGCACGAGGTCCGCGCCAACGTAACCCTCCGTGAAACCACGGACCCCGCCCTTGTTGCCGTCGAGGTCGAGGGGGCGTACATTGGTTGCGTCCGCAAAGAGCCGGACGGTTGGATGCCCATTGGGGGATTTATATTCCCCGCCGGTCTTATACCGGATCGGGGCTTTGTCCCTCATATGCTGGTAAACTATGACTTGTCGAGCCATGAAATCGACGGTATGCTTGGGCTCCGGGGCACGTACAACCTTTATTTTGCGGAGCGGGCGCGGGCCGTCGAGGTCCTAGTTGTGGCGTGGATCGCATCGCTTGACCGCGCCATTGGCCGGATGTTGCGGGCGCGTCAACGTAAGGCGTCCACCCCAGTTATCGACTTATCAACCGTAACTTTGGAGGTTGCAAGATGAACGTTACAAAGACAGTTGACCCGGCGGAACCGTTACCGCCGTCCGTGCCCAAATCGGGCGGGAACCTGGCGCGTACAATCGGCTCGACCGCTGGCATCGCCGCCGTCGCATCGAGCTTTGACCCCGCCGTTTGGAGTAGTCCTAAAGAGTTCTTGACGTGGGCGGGCACAACGGCGGGCACGGGCCTGCTCATATTCGGGCTTATTGAGGGCGTGGATAAACTCTTGCGCCCTCGTGGCAAGCAACTTTCCGGCACGGTCAAGTTTTACGGGGCCGTTGTGCTGGCATTTCTCATTCCGTTTGCGGCGTGGGCGGGGCTTGCATCGCAAGGCCATGCGGAGTGGGGCGCGGCGGGCGTGCTTGCGGCTATTCTATCCGGCCTACGGGTTGCTGAAACCCTGCATTTCGAGGGGGAAAAGGACCCGGCCAACCAACCGCCGGGCGTAATGCGGTTTGGCAAGCCGGAACCGGACGATGGTGCGGTAGTAAACGACCCCGTTCCGGGCCTAATTGGGCCGTGGAAATGGGACGCGAACCGCCGTACTTGGGTCCCTGCAACGGGATACAAACTTACGGGGGGCACAACCGTTGCCCGCCACAACCGCGCCGGAGGTAACGGCTAATGCCCGCCCCATTCACAATCCAAGAGTTTTGCCTGTTTTTCCCGGAGCATCCGGATGGGCATGACGTCGACAATTACGTACACTCGTTGTCCCGCAATGTAATGATGTTTTGGGATGCGGCGGATGACGCCCGCATTGACCTATTCAGCGGGATAAAACGCCGCAACATGCGGAGCGGGCGCAAAGAGGGCGCAAGCATATACCTCCGCCTTGAACGGGACGACCTGGAGCGGGGCCCGCAAAAGCTCAAAGCAGAGCTAATACATAAAATCGAGCGGGCAACCCAAATAGGCGGGCGGATTGCGGGCGTCTTTATATTCAACGAGGAGGATAGATTTTTTGACTTCCGTTGGAGGTTGCCAAACGGCAAGGCCCCGGACTGGGGCAACCAGCGTCCCGCGAATGACCCCGCAACCCGGAGTCCGCTGGAGTCACTTGTGGCGGACATTGCCCGCGTTGTTGATTACCTCGACTTGCGCGATGAACTGCCGGACCGTGCGCCCGTGCTGATAAGCCCGGCGTACATCATGCGCGGGTTTACGGAGGATGACCCGCCGGACCCCGGTCTTTTTACGTGGCGCGAAATCACGGCCCCGCTGTTCTATGACCCGGACGGCCCCGTTACCGGGAACGGCGTGCATTTTTACGACTACGGTTGGTGGGAGCGGGACCCCCCGCCCGTTGCGTCCCAGGACCTTACAAGCCCGGACGCGTTCAACCGTTGGTTCGACAAGATGATTGGGGCCCGCCTTGCAACGTTTGTGAACGTTTCAAGGTTCAAGCAGGCCGTCCGTTTTTGGTCCGGGTTTCATCATCACTTGACCTACTGGGACGAGTCAAACACAGAAAACGAGGACCAGGATGAGCTTTGGCATATGGAGGCGTGCGTGGGCAAAGCTAAGTTGCTCATCCATTCCAAGAGCCCGCAAGGTTACGTACTGGGTGAGCGCGTGGCATTGTTCACGCCCTTTACCTCCAACGGCGTGCCCAACGCGTACCCCGCCCAATTCATCATGCGGGACCGTCGGTGTTATGACCTCGTACGCGTCTTCATGCGCGAAAACGGGGCCCCTGATGAGTAGTAGCCCCTTTGACAACAAGACTCGCCCGGTCCCTCCGTGGATGCTCGACTACGTACGTAAGGTACACCGTGCCCTACGTATTCAGAACCGCATCATACTGCAAGTAAAGCATCCGTCCCAAGTCAAGGACTCGAACGGTGAGTCCGGTGGTACGTGGGGTCATACCGCGCAAGAGATTTACAACACAACCACTCGCATGACATTCCCCGAAACGTTAGAACCAGATAGGGATGGGTACGAAACAATCTTGCACGAATGCTTGCATATAACCCAGGTCGAACTAAATGAGGCCCTCGAACAATGCAAGCAGGACGATCTATTCAGGGATGATGTTGCGGACCATGCCTACCGCATCCTCCACCTTGCTATTGAGCGGAACGTCGAGTTTTTAGCCCGCGCCCTTTTCGACCTTATCCCCCCGGACGGTGTAATTATACCCGCTGATACGTTTGTCTATGCCGATCCGCCGGAACTTTCGGAGGCCGGGGCCGGTGAAAACTCAGACCAAACCAGCAAAAGGGCCAACGCCACGCCCGCCCCATAGCGTGCCCGTACAAGCCCCTAGAATGCCCCACAATCGACGCAATACTTCTGCATGGTACATCGTACCAAAAAGGGTTGAAACGTCGATTTGTGCCGTACTTTAGAACAAATTAGAACGCAGGTTTTGGGGCATCTTGTGGCCTCAAAACAACGGAAAAATCGAGGGGTTGCATGTTGTGTAAAGGTTGCGAATAAACCTTGACAACATGCAACCCTTACTGCTAATATAGTCCCCGGCGGGCGCGGACCGCGTTACGTTGCGGGGTTGCTCTAACGCGGTCCGGGTCCTATTTTATCAACCAACCCAAACACAATGGAGGTTACGGCAATGGTAGATGAACAAGAGGGGCAAGAGTATCCGGAGGATGGCGATGAAGGGCAAGACAACGAGTCGGTAGGTTGGCAGGTTCTTACAGCAGGTCCGGATGCCGGGGCATATCCGGGTGCGGAGTTACGGTATCCTGAATGGAGGCGCGCCTTTGCAATTCAAGCGTTGCTGATCGAGGCGTACGAGCTTGGTCAAGCTCCGCAGTTGACACCGGACGGCACAAGCGTCGTCCACGAGCTATCCGCCGCCGCTCGAAACCTTGCGTACTTGCGGGCGTACGGTGAATTTGGCGGGCAATTCCCAATGGTTGAACTCGACACGAACCCCAGTCCGGACGGTTCGGAAATGCCGGACGTGTTTACGGATGGGGACGAGTCCTTTAGCACGGGCAACGGTATTTGGTTGACGCAACGTGATTACAACAACCTGCTCGAACGAGCGGAGGAAACGGACAAGGCGGAGTCGGCCTACGCGGACCTGCAAGAGCGGTTGCATGGGTTGGGGGAGTCCCAACTTATAGAGGCAGGGATTTGCCCGGAGTGCAAAGGCAAGCTAGAACGCTTTGACCATGAAACCTTTGTTTGCGTTGGTTGCCATGACTTGATATACCGCGCCGGGGACCTGCAAGGTGGCGGGTATAAGGTGAGGCGGGCCGTGAAGGTCGAGGATTCCAGTGGGGCGGTAGGTGTCGAGGTTGAGGGGCCGGGACGTTGTACAGCGTGTAAGAGTACGTTCCTATCCCGTCTCGACCTTTACCACTATGAGTGTCAAGAGTGTGGCGAACAAATGTATCATTATTCGCAAACATCGGAGGATGGTACGGACCCGGACAACCCCGGCCCCGGTTTTATGGGCATGACCCATCCGCCTGCAAACCCGCCCTGCCGCAAATGCGGGGCGGAAACCCGATCCATCGACGCGGACTCGTTTACGTGCCTCAAGTGCAGGGCCATTACTACGCCCACTTGCTTTGACTGTGGCCTTTACTTGCCCGCCGCAACGGACCGTTACATTGGGCGCGCTAAAATCAAAGGTGAAATGCGATCCGTCCTCTTTTGTGTTGCCCACGCTGGCAAGCGTAATAGCGTTGCAGGCTCAACACCCACGGTCCCCATGACCCCAGTGAACCAAACAGAGTACCGGGACGCCCGCCATCCCGTTGTGGATTTGGGCACGCCTGCAACATGGGGCGCGATTGCCTCAACCCGGCCCTTTATCCCAACCGGGCCGCTTGTTGTGCATAGCCCAACCATATCCGGCGGCTTCGAGTTTGCCACGACCGACACGCCGCCGGATATGGTCATAGGCCGCATGGTTACAGACAAGGACATTGCGTCGGGCGGGCCGGTCGTAATCGACGTAAACCAGCAGGTTACGCCCGGACCTGGAATCGACTTGGGACCCGTGGGCAACGAGGCGTTCCAACAATTTTGGGATGCCCATCCCGCAACTGGGGACCCGTCGGAACCGGGGCGGCGGGCCAAATGGGGCCGCTTGGGTGCCAAACGAGAATTCGCACGGATAGGCCCACAATATTGGCCCGCCATAATCTACGCCTCCCGTACTTACGCGGCGTTGGGCCTCGATAACCCTATGCCGCCCTCCCGATTTTTATCGGAGTCGCATTGGATAAACTGGTTGCCCGATGAGCAACAACCGCAAACACGGGCGGAACTTGAGGCAATGAAGTTTGGCGAGGCAATCAATGAGGCCGTGGACGCCCAAGAGCAGGCCAACATCCCTGCGGACTCCGTGGCACGTTTAGACGTGTTCAACGAGGCGTTCCAAGAGTTTTGGAGCGTGTATCCCCATGTTGCCCAAGAGGGCCCCGGTTCCGCCAATGACCCCAGCTATGCCCGCGAACAATTCGCAACACTAGACCCCGAAACACGGCCCCATGTAATCGAGGCCGCACGCAACTTTGCAAAGAACGGGGCGGGCTTGGGTCCGCACGCTTGGGCGTGGTTGGAGGATGGCATTTGGTTACACTGGGTCCCACGCACATCCGATGATCAGGTGCCGGACAATATGCGACAAATGCAGGGTTGGCGTGCCCGCAAGCCCGGAACTAATGCCTACATATGCCGCCGATGTAAGATGCGTGTTGAACGGACAAGAGTACGGGGCACGGATGAGCCGGGACCCCTGCAAGGCCCGTTGTGTCGGGACTGCTTCGAGACAATACGGCAACTGGAGTCTGATAATCCCGTTGTGCGTACGGCGGTCATGGCGGAGTTCCATTGCCGCCGTTGCGGGCGGGGGCTTGCGGAGGCACAACGTTGGGACCGGGACAACCCGGACGGCCCCGTTTGTGCGGAATGTTGGGCGGACCGTGGCAACTGGCATCCTGATTACATGGATCCCTACGAGGATGCCCCGGACCCCCGTTTGCAGAGTGACCCGGACCCTCGTTTGCAGAGTGACCCGGACGCCGTACTCGGGCAAATGGACGCGGACGGGGCCGTACAAGCCCCGGAAACGGCCCAAGACGGCCCCGAATTGGGCGGGGGCCCGGAGGTCCCATAATGTCACAAATGACGTGGGAGCGGGCTCTTGAAATCCGCGAGGAAATCAGGACGGCCCGCCGCAAACGGTTATACGGCCCGCTCAACGTGGGTGAGTCCCGCCGCCGGGAAATCCTCAAAACCTACCGTCTGCTCGTAAAGCGGGGGGTCCGTTCCATGCAAGATGTAGTTGGGAAGTCCCCAAGTTACCACGCATGGCATGACTTTGGCCCCGTGCGGGCGGGCCTGCTCGATGAGGCAACCAAGAGCCCGGCGGATTGGTGCGCTATGTTTCCCAACATCCCGGCGGACCCCGCCCCGTGGAATGGGCAGTTTGACTTTGACCCGGAGGCGTTGGGATCGTTGCTCGACGCCCCGGCAACTACCAGCAACAACAATGGAGGCAAATCAAATGGTAAAGAGTAACTACAACAGCAACGATCCCGAAAACCCCGGCATTCCCGGTATCCCCGGCACGCTGGGCACGCACGTACCCGATTACGCGCAACTACTCAACGCCGCCCACAACGCCCCTGATGAGCAGGTGCAAGAGATTGCCCGCGCCATCCTCCGCTTTGGCGTACTCATGCTGAATACATGCACAACGCCCGAAAACCTGCAAAAGCGAGAAACGTACGGACACTGGCGCGATGTGCCCCTCCCGAACCTGCTAGACCTTTTCGAAAATAACTATGACGAGTTAGTACATTTACTCTACCAAGAAACCATGTACGAGGCAGGTATGCGGCGGAGAGCGGCAAACATTGGGAACTTGCTTTGGATGGTACTGGACAACCGGGGCGTACTATACCCGCCGCCCGTGCGGATAATCGAGCAGGCCCCGCAACCCGCCCCGCCGCCCTCGAACGGCCCCGTAACCTCAACCAACGATTAGATGTGACGCCCAAGTAACGGTAACATGCGCGTCGAGGTGGTCCCGAGCGGCCCGCCTCTTTTGTTGCTTGCAAGCTCAGCAAATTATGTGGATAACCCTTGACAGTATATAACCCTTATGCTATTATTAGGGCACGGAGTAATCAGCAACAACCAACGATAATGGAGGCAAGGCAATGGAAAACAACAATACAAGCGTCGAGGTCGCGCAGGCGGAGGGCAAGCGTTGGACGGTCACGGATCGTTACCTATCCGGCAAGCGTATAACCCTTGCCATAGATTGCCCGTGCGGGGCGGGCCTTACGGCCTTTGAGGGGCCTATGCGGGCAAGCGGCAAGCGGTGCATCGAGTGCGGCGGCAAGCTCAATGGGGATGGCACCTATACCCCACCGCCCATGCCCGGCCCGCTCCGGGTTTACTAATTGGCAATTGATTATTGGACTTGGTTATTTCTCATTACAAATGGAGGGCTATGAAAGAGGTTGGTTTGATGAGCTCTTTAGAACGAAAAGGCACGCTTACGCTGAAAGACGGGGCGGGTAAGGTTGCTGTGGTTCTAACACTACGCTTAGAGGCGTACAGCGCGTTAGCGACGTGCGAGGGCAACGATGCACTATATAACCCTGATGCTGATGAGGTCATACTCTTGTGGCTAAGGTCCGAAAGTTACGATGAAACGCACGGTGCACTCGACGGGCTGATAGAAGCGGCAATACGGCGGGGTGCAAAAATAGACGTAAGGGATTAGTCCCTAGAACGCACGTTCTCATGCCTAATGTTTGGAGGTAGGTAAATGGACCCTGAAATCAAGGCACTCCTAATTCTAATGCGCGAGTACATAATTGAACACGAGATGCAGATGGGGGAGTGTGTAGCTTGGAATAAGCTAAAGCGCATGGCGGGTATAGGTGCAGATAGACGCTCTGACCTTGAATGGCTCGTGGCACACGACCCCACCACTCCCTATCCGTACCGCCCGGAACGATTGGATATGCCGGGGGCAATTACTTCCTAGATATGCGAGGGTAGTTATGCCAAGAGGAAAACGACAATCTGCAAGGCTACGTTTCTGGCAATTCGTAAAAGTTGGTGACGGTTGCTGGTTGTGGCAAGGCGGGACTAATGAGGGTGGCTATGGCAGTTTATCACTCCGCAGGGGCGTGAAGATTTATGCCCATCGCCTGTCATTCGAGTTAAATATTGGTCCTGTACCGCTTGGCTTGTGGGTGTTGCACCGTTGTGATAACCCGCGCTGTGTTAATCCTGCTCACTTGTTTGTTGGGACACGCGCTGATAACATGCGCGACGCTCACCAAAAGGGGCGGACTTGGTTTCAGGTGCAACCGGATAAACTTCCAAGAGGCGCGACACACCACAAAGCGAAATTGGACGAAGTAAAGGCAGGTGATGTTAGGGCTAGGTACGCGGTCGGAGGGGTTACGCAGAGAACTCTAGCAGAAGAATACAACGTAAGCCAGTCCACCATTCAAGCTGTGCTGAGTGGCAGGAATTGGAACAAGTAGCGGATGTTTTAGTACAAACAACATTGGGGGCAAACGTGAGCGACAAAGAGCTACCAACTATGTCTGCATTGCTAAGAAGCATAGCAAGCACAGTAGCCGAACTTGAAAATAGCGATGTTGCGGAGAAGCAGGAAACCATCAATAACCTGCATGGTACGCTGATAGTAATACGGGATCAAGCGAACTTTATCGCCGGGCGCATCTCCACCTTAGCAAAGGGGGTAATCGCTAGACGTGGCACTCATGAGGAAAAGTTAGAGTGCGAAATAGCCCACGCCCAGCTAACGAGTTTACGTAAAATGGCGGAGGGTGCTCTAAAGGGCAAGTACGTCAACCCGGACGATTATTAGGTTACTGCCTAGTATGGAACCATTACAGAACTTTGAACGGAGGGTCGAGCAGTTGGACGAGCGCATGAGCCAGTACATCAAAGAGCGGAACGCCGCCCTTTTGTCCCTCGATGAAACGGTAATACGCGCCCTCGTGGATAAGTGGGGCCTCCGCTTTCCGGGGGACAATGACCCAATTGTGTTTTGGGGCGCAATCCACAAGGCCCGGACCGCCATTGCCAGCATACCGGAGGCGGAGCGGCAAAAGAGCATCGCGTGGTTGCGGGCGCACGGCATGACCGATTGGAGCGACGGCATCAAGATCGATTAGACGTGTAGGCGGGCAAGCAAGCAAAAGCCCGGAGGCCCGCCCCAAGCCCTCCGGGCTTTTGCACAACAATGGATTGCTTGATTATAGCACAGCATTGGGGGTAATTGCAATGGTAGAGTTTACGGTGTGGAACGTGGTTGACTCGGTAACGGGTTTTGTGTCGAGCGGGCAAATACTTGCGGATGACATTGCCAGCGGACACATGGAGGCTATGCAGGACGCCGCACGCAAAGAGGGCTTTGCAGAAATGGCGGAGCGTTATCAGTTACGGTCCCGCCAGGTTGCGTACTTGGAAAACCAGCGTGTCCATATTGACGGGGACCGCATCAACGTGTCGTTCCACGGTTGGGTTACGCTCGACGTGCGGACGGTTGAGCAGTTGCCTAATGCAGTAACGGGGCAACTGTGCTTTTGGGGCGTTGTGGTTTGGCAAGGTCGAGCATGGGCGGTTGTCAACCATGACGGTTTCGATATGTGGCATATAAAGGGGGATGACTCGCCCTCGACGCCCCGAAAAATCGCGGACCTCGTTGCGGAGCAAAACAAGCAATTGGGGTCGTGGACCCCGCCAACGGCGGAGGAAATGCTTACGGTGGATGTTACGGCCCCTAATCCATATTGAGGCCGTCCGAACTAACAATCAACAACAATGGGGGCAAGAAAGATGAGCGGTTACGAGGGTTACGGTCACAGGTGCATAGGATGTGGGGCGTCGATCTTTTCCACGGCCCCGCATACGGGACACGTCGAGGGTTGTCGGGTGATGGAGTATATCATCCGCACAGTTTCACGGGCATTACGTAAGGGCGTACCAGAGCCTACGACGCCCCAAGAGGTCACGGGCGCGGTAATTGGTGCAATGGACCGCAAAGACCATTCCCCGGCTTGTAACGCCGCTTACACGGCTTGGGGCATTATGTACGCCCTATGGGTCCGGGATTGGCCCAACCATTGCCGGACCTGCAAGGGCGTGGGCGGGGCGTGGTATTCCTATGGCGGTACGTTAGAGGACCCGCCGGATTTGGGCTTTGACCCGTGTTCGGCCTGTATCGTGCATGGTTATTGCCCGCGTTGCTCCGCTTATGATGAAAACCTGAAATGGGCGGTGGACCCGGTGGAATTTAAATGTTTGTCTTGCGACTGGAATGCGGGGGCCGCCCAATCGTGCAATGACCCTCCGCCCGGCATGATTGCCCCGGCGCAACCACCGTGCTATTGCGGCGCGGACGTGGGGGCGTTCTAATGCCAGTAATCAGTATTTATGAGGATGCGCCCAACCAACCGGACAAGTTGCAGGTTGCCCGGTTTTATGTCGAGTTGGGGCACAATATCAAAGAGGCGCGCAAGCGGGCGGGGCTCCGGCAAATGGACGTTGCCCTTGCGTGCGGGATACTCCGCTCATCGCTTGCGCTTATCGAGGGCGGGCGGCAAACGTTAGCGGTACATCAACTGGCAACAATCGCCACGTCCTGCAATGTGACAATCGAGGCCCTTGTACCAAATCTTTTGGAGGTATAGGAATGGTGCGTTACCTACGCCTTGTCCGGCATCGTTGGATACCCTTTGCCCGTTGGGGTTTCAGTAAAAGAGAAAACGGCCACATCTTTGTTTTGCGGGGCAAGGTAGGGTACATCCGTCCGGTGGTGAGGCGCGTTTTGAGGTTTGGCGGTAAACCAAGTATAGATGATCTGGAGAATGCGAAACGGCGGATACGCGCTTTTAGTACGTAGTTTAGTAATCGGTTGTGGAAAAGTGTATAAAGGGTTGAATACTTGCAAGGGGTCCGGTATAATTGAGCCGGGCCCCTTGCATATTGCGGCCCCGTTGGAGGTGATAGCATGATTACAGTTTCGGCAGTCGAGGATGAGCAGGCATCGGCCCAAGCCCCGCCGCGCCCGTTCATGGGCGCGGGTGAATACATGACCGTTGCGCAAGTTGCGGCGGAGTATCCGGGTGGGCGCTCCGAAAAGCGGGTGTACGATTGGCTGATGGAGGATCGTTTGCCGTACGTGTTGACGGCGGACCTCTTGCCGGGCATACAAATAAAACAAAAGTACCTTATCAAGCGTGCGGATTTCGAGACATTCATCGCCAACCGCAACCCGCCGTTCCGCCCGCAAAAGCAGGCCGGGGAGACGGGGGAGACGAGTGAAACGGGGGCCGGGCAATGAGCAGGCCGGGGCAACGGGCCAACCGGGTACGCACAAGCGTTACCTCCGCTTTTAGCCGCTCGTTTTTGTCGTTTGCACGCATACCGGAGCACCAGAGCGATACCGAGGCCCTTGCAGGGGCGGTGCGGGTAATCAACGAGTTTTTGGAGGCGCACGACAACCCGGCAAAACTGAGCATCGAACTCCGCTTGCCATATGACGAGTCCGGGCGTCTAAAGGCGGGACAAGTTGGCGAATTGACAATTACTTTGGAGGGTCCCAAGAGTGAAACCAGTTGAGGTATTACCAAGCCCAACGCCGGCCGCCCCGGCCTCGGAGGTCAAGGTACAGAACAAGCCAAAGCCCGGCCCCAATGGGAAGCATAACCAAAGCCCCAAGTTGGGCGGCGGCAGGCGGCGCGGTGCGTTTGAACGCTTGCACGGGCAAGGTACAAAACGCGGCCCCATTACGTACGTCTTTTGGCGTTGGCTCAACCAGGCGGGGATGCCGGGCGTCTACTCCCAGGCCCATGTTCTCGATCCGGCGGGCGGACTATTGTGCGGGCGCACGTTTGACCCCGCCGGGATTGCCGGAGTCCGCCGCACAACCAAGACGGCGGTAGTAGAGCGGTTAGACCCGTGCCCCAGGTGCTTTGACAAACTCAACGCGGCCCCGGTTGCCAACACGGGGCGCGCACACAGGGAAGCTATGCGCCTGCTTGGGGTAAAAGAGCAGGTTCCGGCTACGGAGGGCAAGTAAATGTTCACATTCCGCGTGGTTGTGCGGACAAAGGACCGCACGCAATCCGTGGGCTTTGCGGTGCAAGCCCCGGCCCTTACGTTCCCAGCGGTCATGGCCGCGATGGAAAACGTGGAAACCATGATAAAGGGGCTAGACCGCGCCCGCACGGGGTCCCAACGGGCCAATCTCGACAACTGGATAATAGCGGACTTTTCCATCATGGAGTCCGGGGAAACGATCTTTGCTGATACGGTCTTTTTGCCCGCTGGGATTTCAGTAATGGACGGCGGGCACGGTGCGGGGTCCGGTAAATGAGTGGCACGCGTTTGCTCGACCCACGCCCGGTCATGGCCCCGGCCCCAAAGGGCAATTCACCCAAGCCCGTACTGCACGGGACCTATTGCCCCGTTACTAGGGTTTACCAAAGTGGCGGGGATTACAACGAGGTCGTCTATTGGAAACGCCGGGTCATCCCGGTGCATCCGGCGGTTTGGTCCCAAATCCTCAAGTTCGAGCCCACGGTTGAACGCCTCGAATTTGTAATACATGACGCGGATGATATGTGCTATTCCGTGGGGCTTACCGCAATCCGTGATAAGGTAATCCGGTTCAATGACGGGATAGGTGAACGCGTGGGGTTGCCGATTGACGCGTTCAAGCAGAACAAGGCCGCGCAACTAGCAAACGCCCGCCCCGTCGAGCGGCCCGTTTTCGGGGACACGGACCCGGCGGCATTCCGGCCCAAGAGCAGGACCAAAAAGACGGCGGGGCCTATGGGGTTTTAGTTGAGATAGTTAGTGAATGGCAAGCGTTTGGAGGTAATCGACGTGAACAATACTTTGACTAGAACGGAGGAAGCACGGGAGACAGAGGTACGAAAGGTTATAGCCCGGCAGTACGAGGGCCCGCAAGTCCGGGTCTTGTTGTCGGACGGCACGTTTGAAATGCGCCCCAACCCGCTCAACGGGCGGAGCGGGTATGGTTGCCCGGAGTGCGGTACGATCTTGCAAGAGACAGAGGGCAAGCTACTGGTTTGCAGGCGCGCGATTGGGGAACTGGCTTACGACCCCGAAAGGCATGAGCGGACCATACCGCCGGAGGGCATACATCGAGCGGGGCCGCTCCGTTGGTTCAAGGTTGTACGCGGGTCCCTCGTTGCGGTCCACGGGTACGGCCTGGGATAATACGGGGGTAATTGGGGTAGTATCACTCAAGAACAAAGCAACAAAGCAACAATGGAGGCATGACAATGGAAAGCGAGCAGGCGGGTCGTATTGTAAACGTACGGCCCTTAGATAACGAGTCCCCGGACGCCCCGGTTGTTGAACGGGCGCGACAAATGGCGGAGCGGGCAGTAGAACGGGCAAACGCCCTTGACCCCGGATGGTTGCGGCGTATGCGCTCCATCCCGCCGGAGGTCGCAATTGCTATGACCCCGGCGGAGTTTGAGCAGGCAACATGCGCGCGTGCTGATGAGCCTGATGCATGGGATGTTGCGGCGTACAAGGCCCGCATTGATAGGCTTGTTGCCGAAAAGCAGGCGGAACGTCAAGAACGCCGCAACGGGACCAATGGAGGGGCTCAAGATGAATAACGCGGATGAGCTTTTGGGCCTGCTTACGGACACAAAGGGCGGTACGGGTAGTTCGGGTAGTTCGGGTAGTTCGGGTAGTTCGGGTAGTTCGGGAAGCTGGGTTGACCGCTTGGGAATGGAGGATGAATCCCTCGACCCCGAGTCTGAGTCCGCCGTCGATATGCAGGATGTAAAGCAGGCTCTTGACTTGCAACCGATTGCCGTTATCCAACACAGGTTGAGCCAACCAATAAAGGCCCGCCACATCGCTATCAAAGAGGTTGACGGCACCAAAATGGCGTACATAAGTTGGCATATGGTATGCCAATACCTCGACTATTTGGCTCCGGGTTGGACGTGGACGGACCTTACAAACGAAGTTATCCGCACGCCCGAACTACCAACGGCGGGGATCGTTGTTACCACGGGCACGCTTACCATCGTGTCCAACGAGGGCGGGCACATCTTACGCACCGCTAGGCAGGGGCGCGGGTTGGAGGTCCTTATAACCAAAAAAGAATTGGAGGGCAAGCGGCGGTTTGGGGACCCCATGAGCAATTCCGAGTCAATGGCGCTCCGGCGGGCGGCGGCAAAGTTCGGGCTTGCCCGGGAATGGTACAACAAAGACGCGGCGGCGGAAGCGGTGCGGGCGGCGGAGGCGTGCAAGACCGAGCAGTTGGCAAAGGCGCGGCAGGCATCGAGGGGCGCGCCGCCTAATGCCCCACGAACCGCTACAACGCCCCACAACGGGCGTTAGTCGCTAGAGTCGCTATGTCTACCGGACCGCAAAACGACAACCTCTACATACCCGCTTACCGCTCATTGCGGAAATCGAAAAAGACCCGCCGTCTTATGTCCCGACTCAACCTCAACAAGCACGAGGCTATGGGGTTGGTGCTCGACCTTTGGATGTGGGCGTTGACGGACGCCCCGGACGGGGACCTTACGGCCTATGATGCGGCGGCTATTGCGGCGGGGGCGGAGTGGGTAGGGGACCCGGACCGCCTGCTTGTGGCCCTCGTTGATGCTGAGTTTCTCGACCATGAACTGCAAATAGTGGGTTGGGCGGAGGGCGGCGGCAAGGTCATAAAACAGCGGGAAAAAGCCCGGCAAAAGGCCGCGAACTATCGAGGGAAATCAAGAGCAATTGAGGTAAAAAACGGGGTAAAAAACGACCCAAAAAATCGGGCGAATCAGGGTGCCCCACGCCCAAGTAACCGTTACTTGGAATCTGAAACCCCGGAAACCCCGAATCACGAAGTCGCACGCCCAAGTAACCGTAACATGGAGTCGGTTGACTCCCAAGTAACCGTAACATGGGATGATTTTCCAAGTAACGGTTACTTGCACGTAAGCAGTGATATGTCGCATGAAGAAAATGACAAAGTCCCACGCCCAAGTAACGGTAACATGGGCGTGGAGCAAAAAACTACCCTCGAAAAAAAGCCAAGTAACGGTAACATGGGCGTCGCGGATGACCCCAATGGGGGGATTATAGGGGGGTATAGGGATATTAAGGATGAAGTAACGGTTAACGATTCATACGTTAATAACCAACAGAATCTAAAAGTTGAGAATCCAGTCCAAGAGTCCCCGCAAATTTCAAAAAAACGGGGAACCCCCGGACGCCCGAAAGCACCGGAATGGACGCCGGAGCAAGAGGCGGAATTCGATCTTTGGTTTGAGCAAAAGTTTTGGCAACCCTACCCGCGCCGGGTAAACGAAGACACGGGCAAGCTCATACCCAAAACGGACAAGCGGGAATGTAGGGCCATTCTCCGTCGCTTGCCCATACGGTCCCGCCGGGCAATGGAGCTTGCCGTAAAGCATTACGCCGAGTCCGGGCAAATACCACGGGACCCCATACGGTTCTTGCGTAAGAACTATTGGCGGGCTTGGATCGAGGTCGAGGGTGATGCGTCGAGCGGGGCCGTGGCCGGGGCCGTGGCCGTGGCCGTGGCCGTGGCCGCTGGTAATGCTGGCAACGGGTACGGGAATGGCCGGGGCCGGGGCCTGCATCCGGAGGTCAAGCGGGACCGGGCGGGGTCACTGGCAAACCCGGACGTTGCGGCAAAGTACGGGCCGGGCGGGAAGTACGGGGCAATGTTCAACCAGGGCAACCAGAATAAACCGACCAGCAATGCAACAATGGAGGATGACGGCAATGCGTGAACAAATCAGGCAACCGCTTGTTGAGCGGGTTATAGCGGGCGGCAAAGAATGGTTTTGGGGCTGTGCGGTCAAGCAGGATTTCCCGGTGCATCTATGGCGGAATATGCAGACGGGCGGGGTTGCGCCCGTCAAGATCGCGGCGTGCGGGCTTGTGGCGGAGGGGTCCAAAGTCTACCCCGATAACGGGACACGCCCCGTCTGCGAACATTGCCGCCGCTACGTGCGGGACCATGCGCCCAAAGAGATATTCCGCCGCCTGTTTGTGCCGGACCCCTCGGATGACACAAACCCGGTCGAACGCGTTGAGCGGATCGATTACTCCGCCTCCGCCGGTGTGGACGGCATGGCGTGGAAGCGGGCCTTAGTTGCGGCACTTGATAATCCCGTGGTTGGGGTATACCTGCAACCGCCCTGCAAGGCCCCTGAAACGCCCCACGTTGCCTCGGAGCGGGCGGATGTGCCGGAATACCTGCATAAGCTCCCAGCCGTCCAACGTGGGGCATTACAGCGTGTCGAGGTCCCGGAGGTAAAACAGGCGTCAAAGGGTTATACACATGGAAGCATACGCCCCATTGGTGCTATACTGGTGGAGGTCGAGGCGGCGCGGGACCTGCTCAACGCCGCTCTTGCGGAGGCGGAGGCGGCACGCTCGATGCTCGACGGGGCGGTTGCGGAACTAATGGCGGCGTACGGTACGCCGGGAATGCCGGGCATTTGGGGGGTTGAACTTGAACGGGCGGGATGACGGGAACCAGGCGTATCACATCGACGCGCCCGAGCCACAGCGCGGGGCTCTCGTTATGGGTCCTTGTGGGTCATGCGTTTTCAAAGAACGCAACCCGCCGGGTATGGGGTTTCCGTTCCCCGTGCGGTTCGCGGACAAGACCGGGCGGTACTATGACCATGTGTATTATCTTTGCCCGGAGTGCAAGGCCGCCGTTTGCAACGAGATCGCCGCCCGTACCAACGCGCATATTCACGCTATACCGGGCACGATCCGCCCCATCCCGCCCGGCGGGATAATGGAGGGTTACAACTGTGGGTATTGAGGTACTAAGGCCACGGCCCCGAGTTCACGTCATAGATTGGGAGCGGACGCGCCGCGAAACGGCATCAACGGACACTGAAATGCTACTGTTTTGCGGGTTGAGGTATTCGCAAGTTGAACATGACGTTGAGATAATTGACCCGGACCCTGATTGCGGCCCTCGTTCTTTGACCTCGAAATATACGGGTTGCTCGACCTTGCCCGCTGGCGTCCGTGCCTCGATTGTTTGACGGGCTATCTAGAATCCGTGCCGACGGACCTCTTGGGCGTTCATCCGGCGGATGAGCCTTACGAGGACCCGCCGCCGCCCGCTCCGCTTTCTCGTGATACGCTGGAAGCGTTGAGGCGGGCGGGGTTTGGGGAACGTGCGGAGTTGCCGGGTTTTGTGCCGGGTGTCCGTATGCGGGTAGACCCGGACGTACCGGACGGGGAAATTTGGTTTGTCGATGTGGCGGGAATATTCGGGCCGGAACCTGCAAGGGCGGTGGCAAGGTTGATCTTGGGGCCGGAGTACAAGTTCAAGGGATCAACAACAATGGAGGGTAAAGACAATGGTTGATTGGGAAAAGGACGACCGGGGCAACGCGGGCAACGCGGGCAACATCGACGCGTTGCAGGCCCCGGACCCGGATGAGTACGGGCATATAACGGCGTGGCAATGGTTCTTTATGGGGATTGCGGCCCTCGCCGTTTTCGGGCTTTGCTATATCGGCATGTTGATGTTTGAGGCCGTGTTCGGCACGTATGGCGGCATAATATGAGCCTACAAGCATTGCAAGCGTTCCAAGACTGGTACAACCGCCGACTCCGCCGCTTTGACCTCCGCCGCTTGCGGGTACGGATCTGGTTTGAGCCGGAGGCCCCGGAGGCCCCGGAGGTCAAAGCGGCTGATACCGGGGCGGCGGAAAAGCAGTTTTGGCTTTATGTCAAAGATCAAACGGGGCGGTTGTTGGAGTCTCACGGTAGGCGTGCAACCTTGCGTGACTTGGATACTATGACCGCTGGCGGGGTGTATGTGACCCTCTTAGGCTGGCGTTTCCCGGTAACGTCCGTCGATTACCCGCCGGATTGGGCCCCGCAAATCGTTACGGTCAATGTTTACGACGCGGAGTTTGAGCAGACGCGTATGCAGGCATTGGCGGAGGATCGGGTGGAGGGCCCAACCTTTGCGCGCCGTGATAAAGACGGCAATCCCACGATCCGCCCGGAGCGGGCGCAAGGTTGGGCGTCGATGGATGACTTCTTGGAGGATTACGAGGCAACGGAGCAACGTCGGATGCGGGGCGTGCGGGGTGATATGCCATGACCAAACGAAGTGCAAAGCCCGTCGAGATTTCGGAGGCGGACGCCGTACGACTTGGGCTTATCCCAGGTAAGGATGAAGCAACGCGGGCGGTTGCGGAGGGGTTTATAGAGGCCGTAAAAGGGGCAACGGCGGACCTGCTCAACGAGGCCGCGCCCGGCAAGAAACCGCCAAAGCGGGACTATACAACCCGCAAGCGATCCCGTAAGACGGTCATACTTAGTCCTCCAACTCAAAACGCACGGGGCATGGTTGAGGTTGAATTTCCGTACCCCATTGGGGCCAACCACTACAAGCGGCACGTTTGCGCCGTCAACCCCAAACACGCAATAAATGCGTTTCGTATCGGGCCCGTCAAAGAGTGGGATGCGGACGTTGCCGCCCTCAAAGCGGAGGCACGCGGGCCGTGGGGCGGACCTATTGAGCCAATAGAGGGTAACGTGGTTGTGTACGTGGGCGTTTACCGCCCTCGACGGGTTGGGGATTTGGAGGGCGTGCTAAAACTGGTATTCGATGCGTTGCAGGGGTTGGCCTACGGCAACGACTCCCAAATAACGGAAATCAGCGCGTATCGGTATGAGGATAAGGACCGCCCACGCGTCGAGATTTCCATTGTGCCGGAGCGGTGCGTTACGGGTCCGGGTAAAGGGGCGTGCCCCAAGTGTTACGGTACGGGGCGGGTGTTTGAGATATTCGAGCCGGAGGTAAGCGAAACTATCCAAAAGGAATCAACAACAATGGAGGACTCCAGCAATGGACAATCAGGGCAAGCAGGTTGAGCAGGTAGTGGATTTGGGGGATGGTTGGTACTTGGTGAATGGTCAAGGGCCGTTGCGCCGTTACAACCAGGCGGAGGCCGCAAACCCGCAAGTGCCGTTGCCGCCCCAAAAATACCTCAAGCGTGTATACCCGCGCCGGGACCCCGAACCAGAGTCGGGGGACCGCGCCGCCTATTGGATGCAGGAATGGATTTTCGATGAGTTGGAGGCGGGCCGGGTAGTTACTTGTGAGGCGATGAGTCCGCCGGGTTGCGGGCGGACCTATCATCTTTTCGAGTACAACCCCTTTGACCGCGCCGTTGTACCTGTGGCTTATGGTTCAATACGTCCGTGGCACGAGTGCCAAGAGTGTTTTGAGCTTGTGCAAAGTTACGAGCGGCGACTCCGAATGCTCAAATTGCGGCGTCGAGGGCGGTTTACGCGCAACCCGCTCTATCGGGTAAGACGTTACTTGCAAGCTCAAGCTGACAAGTGGGGTTGGTACGAGTCCCTTGCCCCGCATTGGAGGTATAACCGATGAGCGGCCCCGTTGATGAGATGCTTTTGACCGCCGTTGAATACTTAGGCCTAGACGGTGCCCCGGTGCGTATCAAAGAAAAGTTGGGGCCCAACGCCTCCAACCTTTACCTGCTCGTATTCTCAAACGGGTTGCGGGCTTATACGCTTGTTTGGGGCGGGGTTTGGCCCGTGGGCACAAAGTTTATGGTTGAATGGGCGCAAGGGCGGGTACGTGAGGGGGAAACGGGCGCGGCCTGCATAGTCTATGCGCCCGAAACCCGTACGGAGGCCGGGGTTGTGCAGTATTCCCAAATGGCGTACCAGTTCGGGGAAAACGCTGTAATGGGCGCGCCGCTCGAAATCCCGGCGGAGGGACCCGGTTCGACGGACGCTGTTGCGGGACCCGCTGAAACCAGGCCGTTGCCCGTCGATGCTGATAACGTCAAGGCCGTCTATACCGATGGTGGAGTTATAGGCCGCAATCCCTCGACGGTTGGCGGGACGTGGGCTTATTGCTTTGTCGATGCGCCGGGGCCGCAAGGTGGGACGCGGGTTGCATGGGCCTCCGGGCTTGAGCCGTGCGTTGACGATTCGGAGCCTGTAACCAACAACCTGATGGAATACATCGCGGTACTAAAGGCGTTGGAGGCGTTGCCGCCTGGATGGTCGGGGAACCTTTACTCGGACTCGCAAATCACGTTGGGGCGCGTGCTCCGGTCTTGGGCAACGAATGGCATACCGGACCGCCTCGTTGAGCGCATGACCCGTGCGTGCGCCCGGTTGGGGCCAATCAACCCCGTACTCTTGCAGGGTCATCCCACGCGGGCGGACCTCGAAAAAGGGGTTGGCGTAAAGCGGGGTTTCCCGGTTTCGGAGCATAACGTGTGGGCGGACAACGCTTGTACTGAGGCGGGCAAGGCGTACGTTGAGGCGTTGGGGTTGCGGGGTGTCGAGGTCCCGGCGGACGCCACGCTTACGGAGGAATTGGAGGCAGGGGAATGACCATACATCTTTGTTTCGAGGATGACGTTTACCCGTGGGGCATGGATGAGGATGAGCGGGAATATACGGAGCGTGCCGGGGCGCGCCTCGATGCAATCCGCAATACGCCACCATGCCCTATATGCGGGGAGTCGGCAATGTTTTTCAAAGATGGGCATTGCCCGTATATCAACGCCCCGGACCATAAACAGGCAACATGGTGCACAACAATGGGGGTTTCGGCATGACAAACAGCGCACAACCAAAAGCGGCCCCGGAAGATTCGCCGGGTTGGATCGACTCGTATTCGGCATATGAGCGGAGTTTGATACGGGCGGCGTACCAGTACCGCATTGCTTTGGGCAAGGCAGGTGGAGCGGGGGATGGCGGGCATGGGGCCGCGCCCGGTGTAACCGCCGGGGACCCCATGCTTTTGCTCATTGCCCGCCTTGCCGGGGACTTGCACCGGGCCTATAACATCGCTTCCCACTACGCCGGGCCCAACCTCGACGGGACCCCGGCCTCGCAAGATGGACCTTACAAGCAGGTTCCGCCATATGCCCCGGTACAACCCCAATCAGGCACGAATCCCCGTTCTACCGGCAACGGGTCTGGTAATAGCCAAACGGGGGTTGCGCCTAACGTGGGGCATCCTGGTGTGTCTAGGGGCACGGCTACAAACCCCACACAAACCCGTATGACGACCCAACAAAGCCCGGTTGATGCGGACGACTTTGACCACCCGCCGGATATTCAACCCTCCGGTGCGGCGGCAACGGGCGCAACTGAAAAGCAGATCAAGGCCATTTACGCTATTGGGCGGGCGGCAAAGCGGTTGTCCGAGGGGCAAGTGGATGACCGTTGCGTTGAGATTTGGGGGGTACGTCCTCAAGAGCTTACCAAAGCGGAGGCGTCCCAATTCATCAACATTCTAAAGGGGGATACGGCGGGGTAATTTCAACCCGCCGGGCGGCATAACCAAGCAAAATGGAGGGAGTTTCTAACCATGTTTACATCGAGCAATGACCCAATCGAGCGGTTGCAAGAGGATGCCCGCGTACGGCCTTTGCAGGCCCGTTACCAACATGCAATGCAAGTTATCCAAGCGGGCGTTGATTTCCAGGCGCAAGCAGGGGCCAAACTGCTAAAGCCCAATGTAATGCAAACCAACCTTACAACGGCCTTACTCAATTCCTCCGGGGTAATAAACCTGCTCATTGGCAAGGGGATAATAACGTTGGAGGAATTGTTTACGGTCATGACGGCTGAGGCGGAGGCTGAAGCGGCACGGTATATCGACCTTGCCAACCGAGCATACGCGGCGGCGTTCCGTGCGGGTCAAGCCCGTGGGGACATCCCGCTGGACGCTGAATGTGAGCGCGTTACGATCTTTATCGAGCCGGACGGGTCGAGCGGGGTTGTTACGGGGTCGCAGTTGCGGGCTATGCAAGAGGCGGCGGCGTCGATGCACGGGGATTCAAATATTCCTGTGTACGGTTTCAAGGCGGACGGCACGCCCGTCGATGAGGCATCCGCCGCTTATGCCCAAGAGCAGGCCCCGCCCGTTGAGGGTAAGGGGGTTTATGCTGTATCGGACGGCAAGAGTAAGCCGTTGGGCAGTGGCTCTATATTAGTGTGCGAAAATTGTAACGAGCGTACCGCCGTACCCCACGGCTACGCGCCTAGATGTGGGAATTGCGGGCACGTAACGGAGGACGTGCGGCGGTTGCTGTCGCCTACATAGCGCACATAGCAAAATCGTACCATTGCGGGCGGCGGGGGGTTGCGGGTAGGATAAGGACGTTGTATGATAGGCTCAAGCGCATAACCTGGAACTGGTAACTGGGAAGTGACAACGCCAAAGCCCACGCCCGCCCGCCGAAGCAATATCTCCATTGGTTGCCCCGTACGTCTTGCCCCGTACGGGGCTTTTCTTATGTGGAAAAGTGTAAAATGTGTAACAGTATGCGTTTGACGCTCAATCTGCTATACTGGCATCCTTGCACATCAATAACCCTTTACAACAATGCAACAATGCAACAATGGAGGCAGGACAATGGAAACGGGGTCAATTGGGGCAACAAAGAAAAGGCGGGTGTGCCGGGGGGATGCTATTGACTTAGTGCCTGCTATGTTTGCGGAAAACAGCATTGACGCGGTTGTTACGGACCCGCCTTACGGGTTGAGCAAAGACCCGGATATTGTCGAGGTCCTTACGCATTGGTTGGCGGGGGGCGGTAAGCTAATCAAGTCACAAAATGGATTCATGGGGCGTAAATGGGATAGCTTCGTACCCGGTCCCGCTACGTGGCGTGAGGTCTTTCGGGTGCTGAAACCGGGCGGGTACGCGCTTGTGTTCGCGGGCACGCGGACGGTGGACCTTATGGGCATTGCGCTTCGGCTTGCGGGGTTTCGCATCCGGGATACTATACACTGGACGTACGCGAGCGGCTTTCCAAAAAACTATGACATTGCGAAGGGCCTTGAGCTTTTGGAAACGCACGGCACATCGTCCTGGAATGATTTCCACAAGCTAAAGGGCAAGTTGACCCCGCCCCAAGAGGGTCAACGATCCAATGGGTACGTCGAGCAGAACTACCAGCAAGGCACGCGGCCCGGCTCGTACTTGTCGCATGGCACGCTGGAGTTAGAGCCAACCACGGAACTTGCCCGCCGCTATGCCGGGTACGGGAGTGCATTAAAACCCGCGCATGAGATAATAATAGTAGCACAAAAGCCGTTGGAGGCCGGGTTTACCATTGTCGAGAACGTCCGCAAATGGGGCACGGGCGGATTGAATATCGGCGGTTGTAGGGTGGACCTCAACGGTGGCGTCAAGACAACGGGCGGCAATACCGGGCGCGGGGCCTTGTTTGAGGGCGGTATTTCGGAGCGTACACCAGAGGATAATAGCAAAGGCCGTTGGCCTGCAAATTTCCTGCTTCAACACAGCCCCGATTGTGTCCAGTTGGGATGGCGTCAAGTAGTTTCCAACCGGGCAAACGATGTGCCTGCGGATTCTACTGGGAAGTGGGGGCAAAACGGCATATATAGCGGGGGCAGGGGTGTTGAGCGTATGACTATACCCGGCAATGGGGATGGCACAGAAACCGTCGAGGCGTGGCAATGTTGCGAAGGCTGTCCAGTAGCGGAGTTGGACGGGCAAAGCGGGCAAGGTCCCTCAAACGGGAGAGTCAATAGGCAAGGCAAAACAGGTTACGGGTTTGGGGATGACGGTTACGGTAATGGAGGCATCGTTACGCCTCAATATAGCGATACGGGCGGGGCGTCGCGGTATTACAACGTGTTTGGTTGGGACCCCGAACTTGACGGGGTTGAGCTATTGGCCCCATTGGTTCCCTTCTATTACGCGGCCAAAGCGTCCAAGAGTGAACGCAACGAGGGGTTGGACGATCTACCGGAAAAGCCGGGCGCGTGGGTTGAGGATCGTAACGAGCGGCACGGCGGCAAGGTTACAGAGGCCCAAGAGCGGTTCGCAACCTTGCCAACCAAGAATCATCATAGCACGGTCAAACCAGTCGCCCTTATGAGGCACCTTGTACGCCTTGTGACCCCGCCCAAAACTGCGGACTATACGCCCGTGGTGCTCGACCCGTTCTTCGGTAGCGGCACAACGTTGGTTGCCGCCGTGTTGGAGGGTTTTGAGTACGCGGGTTGCGACCTCGATACGGCTAACGACGGCAGTCCGGCGGGGTACATGGAAATCGCACTTGCCCGTATTGCCCACGCGGAGGCTAATGTCGAGCGGTTGCGGTTAGCCCCGCGCCAACTGGCAATTGAGGGGTTGGGCGTCGAGACAAAGCCTGCCGGGGTAAAGCAGGCGAAGTCCAAGAGTAAGAAAAAGGGCGGGGCCCCGGTAATTCAGGCGTCCTTATTCACAATGGGGGAGTTGAGCAATGAGCTTTAGTAATCGTTATGCGGGGCATTTCAAAGAGGTTTGCCGGGGTTGTAGCACCGTGATTGCACAATGTAGGTGCGCCGGGCCCAAGACGGTTGAGTACATCGACGCGGCGGAATGTCCGTTTTGCCGTGATAAGAGCGGGGACCCTGCAACCCCGCCTGCTTGGGGCAACGATGAAACGGACTTTACGGACCCCGGAGGCAAGCATGGGGCGGGGAACGTGCCGGAGGGCAAGGTTGTGCCGCCTCAAGAGGACTCGTTATACTCTATGCAGGGCCATAATCGGGCGGACGTGGTGAACTATACGCTTGGTAAGTTGGCAGAAACCCAAGCGTCAAAGGAAGCGGGCGTATCGGATGCAATGCAGGCGTTCCGCCCGGACCCCGTGCCGCCCCTCGTTTACCTTGATGAGATTACGCCCATGTTGGAGTCCGATTGGGAATACTTGGTGCGGCGGGCGGGCGGCGTCAAGGTCGAGCAGGTCCCGGACTTATCAACCCCGGAGGCGCGGCAAGAGTACGCCCGGTGGGAATTTGAGCGGCGGCGGGTCCCCGGACAAGGGACCGGGGGTAATGGAGGGTTGGAATAATGCCAGGCAAAGGGCAATATCGACACGGTTGGTACTCGACGGTGGACACCCATAACGGGATGCACTATTACATCCCGGAGGCGGGCGGGCCTATGAAAAGTTTGTGCCGCCAAAGTGAGTTGACCAACGCCAACCGTCTTGGGCAGTTGGTTGGTCAAACGCTGGCATCCGTGCCGGACGGCGTGCCCTACTGCGATACGTGCGCCCGCCTGCTTGGAAATGCTGAGGCGCGGGGCGTTGCGCCTCCGGCTGTGCGACCCCTTGCCCCGGACGTGCTGGTAAGTCAAGAGGCCCTACAAGGCCACACAACGGGCGGCGGGGCGTCGTCCGGTGGTTGGGACGTTGAGGCGTCCGGCAAGGGCGGGGCGGGCGTTTACGGCGGGTTAAGCGGCGCGGGTCGAGGCGGCGGAGGGGCGGACTAATGCCAGTAGCCCCGGACCTCCGGCTTATCATGCGCGTTGCAATCGAGTCCGCGCCGGGTGTTGCGCCCACACCGCCCAAGAGCAGGCCACTTGTTGTGGAAGTTCCAATAACAATGGAGGTAAGAACCAATGGCAACGAGCAACGATCCAATCAACCAAGACCTCAACCATACACATTACCTCCGGGCGGCGGGCGGCAACCCCGGATGGGGCGGGCCCGCCGCCGGGGACTTAGACGCCACGGCTCGACGCGCCATCCTCGATATTCTAAAGAATGACCCGGAAACCCAACGGGCTATAGTGCGTAAGCAGTTCCAACGATTACCGCGATTGCCCGAAGTGCTTACGGTTGAGCGGGACGCGTACGGCGTGGTAAAGGTCGAGCGGCATACAGTCTTTGACGCCCAAGCAAGCGAAATGTTCTGGGGGATAGAGTTGGAAAAGACGCCGGGCACGGAAAAGGCAAAGGTCAATAGGTACTGGGACTTTGCCTTAGTCGATGATGAGGGTGGGGTCCCGTTTGGGGTCCGCATGAACTGGAACCGTGAATTTGGGTATGGGATTTGGGAGCGTGGATCGGCAGAACCGCCATTAGTGTATGACCGTACGGACACTAAGGCGTTGGAGGTAAGGCCCCGACCCCTCCGTTACGACTACTTGCCGGACGCGGAACCTGTAACCCCGGAACCAACCACGGAGGAAATCGAGCGGTCCAACGAGGCGGAGCGCGAAATTGAGGCGGCGTTTGCCAAGCTCGACGCTATAAAGGAAACGCAAGAGCGTTGGCGCGAAACCGCCCAAGCCATCCGGGAACGTGCGGCGCAACAAGAGCAGAACGCCACAGAAACGCCGGAAACGCCGAATCCCCGACAGGAATAGGAGTCCAACATGGCCGCCCCGCGTGATGGACAAACCCGCCTTGCCGATAGAGCCAAGATAGCAACTTGGTATTTGGAGGGCAAAACTCAGGTCTTTATGGCCTCCGAATTGGGCCGCAATCGTGAAACCATAGCGGAGGATTTGGCCGCAATCCGGGAAATGTGGCTCGAATCCACCATCCACGATTTCAACGAGCGTATGAGCATCGAGCTTGCCAAGATTGAAAACATCGAGCAAATAGCTTGGCAAAAGTTTTGGGAGTCGTGCGAACGGCAGGAAAAGGTTACGGTTGAAACGGGCGCGGGTCGTATGGGGCCTATAAACTCAACCAAGACGGAGTCCGTCGATAAGCCCGTTGGGGATCCGCGTTGGTTGCAACAAGTTTCGTGGTGCATTGACCGCCGCTGTAAAATCTTTGGGTTCGACGCTCCGGATAAGCATGTAACCGTTTCTCTTGAGATGGTCAAGCTATATGCCCAAGTCGATTTGGATAGGGTATAACGGTCTAACCATGCACAATGCACAAAGATGCTGAAACCATAGCCGAAGTACACGCTATAAACCCCGCCCTCGTAACGCTCAACCCCGAACTTTACGGGTTGCCCATGCCGCGCCTCGATGGGCGGGGTGAATACGGCAATGAGCTTGGGCGGGTTGTTGAGGCGGAGAGTAGATTGCGTCGGCTGTATAATTCTACAACCAATGAAAGGCTCCGTTCTATCTTAGACGGAGATGGGTTGGGTAGGATGATAGCCTACTACATGGAACGCCGGGCGGCGTGGGTTGGGGTCGAGCTTGGGGAAATCTAAAGAACAGGATATGCATCCCCAAGCCTGCATATTTACGGGCCTGTTATTAGGCCTCGTGGTGCCCCATGTTTGTGCTATCATTGTGATAATGTTTTGACCCGTTCAACAACGATGGAGGGATACAGCGATGGATGAGACTAAGAGGCAAGATGCGGTTGCAGATGAGATTACCAAGCTCAACCATTTGGAGGGGCAACTTTGGGATGAGTACGACAATGGAGGGCTTACAACCGCTCAAAAGGTAAGCGTGTTATCGGAGGTCCGGAAGGTTATATACCTCCGCGCCCTCTTACTTGGAATAGTGCCAACCCTCGACGCCGCGGCAAACGAGCATTAGATGGACGAGTCCCGTTGCCCTTGTGGGTGCATGGACCCCACGCCCGAAAAGCTCAAGTGCCCCAAGTGCGGCGGGCGGGGTATAGCCATAGGGGATGGTAATGCCGCCGTGGTTGAATGTGAGGCGTGCGGTTATCATGCCTTTGTTAAGGAGTTTACCCGGCACATCCCGTGGGTGTACCCAACGCCTCAACCTTAGCACAGCTAGCACAGCTAGCACAGCTAGCACGATTAGAACGGCCCCACAATGCCCCTGAAAACCTCTACGATCGCACCACAGCGGCAAGTGAGTATGGTTGGGTCCAAGCCCCAAGCGGAGGCCCCTCTTGCCGCTCAACGCCTCTATACGCCTCTTGGGGCCGCTGAAACACTCCTTTACGCAAAGGACCCGGAGGTAATACTTGCGGGTCCGGCGGGTACCGGCAAGTCGAGGGGCAACCTGGAAAAGTTGCATATATGCGCGTCCAAGTATCCGGGGATGCGTGGGGCCATTGTCCGCAAAACGATGCGGTCCATCCGGCAATCGGCCATGGTCACGTTCGAGAAAAAGGTGCTACCCGCGCGTACCAACGTGATCTTTCACGGGTCCGATTTCGAGTATCGCTACCCCAATGGGTCCGTTATCATCGTGGGCGGCATGGAAACAAACAGCCGGATAATGGGCACGGAGTTTGACATTATCTATGTCAACGAGGCCACGGAACTAACCGTAAGCGATTACGAGGCTCTTACATCCCGCAATCGCAACAACGTCATGCCTTACCAGCAGGTAATCGGGGACTGCAACCCCGGCCCGCCTAAACATTGGCTCAAACAACGTGCGGAACGCGGGGACTTGCGGATGCTGGAGTCGCGGCATGAGGACAACCCCGTTCTTTATGACCGCCACGCTGAATGCCGGGATTGCCGGAAAGCCAAGCGTAACCCCTATCCGGGTTACGTGCTATCTGCCGATAAGAGCCAATGGATTGTTTGCCCCAATTGCCGGGGCACTCGACTTGGATGGTGGACGGCGGAGGGCGTGCGTTACGTCTTGGGCGTGCTTGAGCGGCTTACGGGCGTGCGTAAAGAGCGGCTACGGTACGGGCGTTGGGTTGCGGCGGAGGGGTTGGTTTACACGGAATGGGACCCGCGCCGCCACGTTATTATGCCGTTCAATATCCCTTACGGTTGGCGTCGATACAGGGTGTTTGACTTTGGGTATACCAACCCCTTTGTTTGCCAGTGGTACGCGGAGGACCCGGACGGACGGCTATACCTGTATAAAGAGGTCGTGGGCGTCGAGCGGTTGGTTGAGGATTGGGCCGCAACCATAAAGCAGTACAGTGGGCCGGAGATATACGCCGCCAACATAGCGGACCATGACGCGGAGGGGCGCGCAACGCTCGAAAAGCATCTTGGTATAAGGACGGTTGCCGCCAAAAAGAAAATCAAGATCGGCATCCAAAAGGTCCAGTCGAGGTTACGCCCCGCTGGAGATGGGCGGCCCCGGTTCTTTGTGTTTGCGGACGCCTTGCGCTATAGGGACGCCAAGATGGAGGCAATCAAGTCTCCGATTGGCTTCCAAGAGGAAATCGAGGCGTACATTTGGGATGATCGCCCACAAGAATTGTTGAGTGTGCGTAAGAACGCGCCTGAAACCCCGGTTGACCGGGACAATCACAGCCTCGACACGGCCCGATACATGGTTGCATATCTCGACGGGGCGGACGTGAACCAAGAGGCCGGGGATGACGTGTTTGATGAGGTCGAGTATATGATAAACCGGAGGTAATGGTGAGCAAGGGCAAATGGTATCAACCCTATAGGGTGTGCCAGTTCTGCGGTAAGAAGTTACTGCGGACATACTATCGCCGGACATTGGGCTATCTGCCACCTATGGATGAATGCAGGGGTTGTGGGGCTTACCGCTACGACGGGTATGGCTGGCAGTTTAGGACTACGAGTAACGCGCAACAGATAAAAAGAAGGCCCGTCCATGAGGCAGGCACATGAATTGCCACGCGCTTGCCAATACGCGTCGGAGGGTCATATGCACGCATTCAAGGGATGGTTGTCTTGCTGGTTGGGACACCGGGAAAGCTGGTTGTTTCTAAAGTGGGACTATAGCGTTGGAGTGTGTCAAATCTGGTTATGCAGGCGTTGCAGGCGGAGGCACACAATACATCCGGGCCAATATCAAGGTTAGGTTGTGCTATTATCTATAAGCGGGGACATTCAAACGGAGGCCGGACAATGAGCCTATGGGTAAATCGAGCAACGCGGTTCTTGCGTGGCCTAATGGACGGCCCATCCCGCAACTTGGGTAGTAGCAATGGCAACGATTCAGGCGCGGCGGCGGGGGTTGGCGTTGGGACCTCGACGGATGAGCCGGGTGGCGGCGGGACAAGCGGGGCCTCCGGGACCGGGGCGGGCGGGCCTATTGCGGGGCCGTCAAGTGCTCATATGGAGCGGCAGGCGTTCTATGACTTGTATGACGCGTATTATGCCAATACGATATTCGAGGACCCCGAACTTTGGGCCGGGTACATAGAGCAGTACGAGCTACCGGAAACTATCTTGCCCAAGATCAACCCAACCAAGCGGGTTGTCGAGTGGTATGTTGGTAAGATATTCCCCGGCCTGCTTACGGAGGATGGCCGTCCCTTGCCCAACAAGCAGTTGCCCGCCGTGCCTCTTGCCGAAGATACAGACCCCGCACTTGCCGCCGCCATATCGCAAGGTTGGCAATGGTCCGGTTGGCAATCCGGCAAAGACTTGGTTGTTAGACTTACGGGCAAGCACGGGAACGCCCTTACAGAGATCGTGGACGACGTGCGCCGCCGCAAAGTCTATTACAAAAACTGGGAGGCGCGGGACGTTGAGGATGTCGTAATCGACAACATGCGTAACCTCAAAATGTTTCGAGTGGGGTACGAGGTTACGGTTTACGATCCCAATACCCCTGCAAACTCGACGCCCGTCGTGCTTGACCGCTACTGGTATTCCCGACAGGTGGACGGGTCGAGCATCCAAACGTTCCGAAACGGCGTGCTTTGGGACTTTGTAAACGATGTTGAGGCAGGGGAAATGGCCGTGCGCCCGCATCCTTACACGTTTTGTCCCGGTGGTTGGTGGACGCAATTTACATTGGGCGGCAAGTGGGGTTTGCCCGTAATGTGGGGCACGCTCGGCAAGATCGATGGGGTAAACGCCCTCGTGACCCAAATCGCGGACCAAATCGACAAGATCATAAATACACCTATGGGTGTCAAGACGGAAAATAGCATCAAGCCGTTGACGGACGAGGCGCGCCGCCAAATCATGTACGGGGACAACGGCAATACGGACCATTACCGGGGTCGGGCCGGGAATGCGCGTGATTTGCGCCGGGCGCGGCGGGAACGCCACAAGGTCATCCGTATGAATCCGGGGGATGGCTTTGAAACTCCCCAGTTTGAGATAGGGCCGGGTATGGACGTTGTGCGCCTGCTCATCGATGAAGTCAACCAGGACCGCCCCGAACTAACGTACATCGAGGCTATTCGCACGATGTCCAGTACAACCGGCCCCGCAATCGAGGGCCTTGTTGGGGATGTTGACCCCATGTACCAGAGTGCGTGCGGCATGTACTACCGGACCATGATAGAATTGCATCATAAACTGGTTGCAGTCGGGGGTTTCCGGGCCAACGAGGGCAAGTTACGTGGTTGGGGTACGCCCGATATGCTTACGCCCGCCCATAAACGCTTTTTGCCGTTCAACCTCGACTCGTACGACGCGGGCAAGCTCAACCATACGCTCGTTGTGCGGCCCTTAGTACCCAAATCCGAGCTTACCAAGTGGAATGAGGAATTGGCAAAGGCAAACGCCCTTACCGCCAAAAAAGACGGCCTGCAAATCCCCGTCGAGCAGGTGCAAATCGAGGCGGGCTATACCCAAAAGCAGATTGACAAGTGGGCGGAGGAAAGAGCCGAAAACCAAGCCGACTTTGGTAATCAGCTATTGGGCGCACTCAACGCGGGCGGCGGTTTCAACCCCAACCCCGGCGCGGCGGGGGAGTCGGACCCTGCCAACCGCTCCGGCGGTCCTAATGACGCGGGCAACGACGCCGGGGACACGGGCGCGGACGGTAACGCCCTTGCGTTTGCCGGCAACGTGAGCAACGAGCAAGGCCGGGGTGCAACATCGGGCAATCGAGGGTAACGGAACGTAGTAACGCCCAACGTGGGGCATTGTAGAACGTCTAATGGCCTTGTAGGGCCTTGTAGGGCCTTGTAGGGCCTTGTAGGGCCTTGTATAGCGCATTGGAGGTATAGCAATGGCGGATATTACATTCGAGCAGGTAAAGGTTATCCCCGTGGTAGCGATTCCGTATGAGCCGAAATCGGAAAAGGACGCGGAACGCATGGCGGCGGGCGTGGTTTCCGAACTCATGCAGAAGGGCGCGTTCCAGTCCCCGGCAACCACGGGGCGGGATGGGGATGGTTACAACTTTTTGGCGTACGTCCGCAATGACGGTGCAACTGCCGTTGCCCACATCCTCAAAATGGCGGGGCTCGACACGGTTGTAAAGGCGTGGGAAATGGACATCCCAAACGTTGACCTTGCAACCGGGCAACCAGTAACGGAGGGCGGTGGGCCGGGAGTCGCAAGCAAAGCGGACGGCACAACCGTCGCCCTCGACGGGGCGGGCGTTCTGTCGTACACGGCAACGCATACCGTCAACGAGGGCAAGCGTTGGATGATTATATGGGCCGCTTATCTTGCGGGCGTTGCCAAGCCCATCCCGGTTGGCGTAGTGTCAAGCGGAGGCCCAACGAGGAGCCCGGAACCGTGCATCATGCCCGGAGATAAGTATTACCGCCCCGGTGAGCCTGTAACCCGTGGGCAATCTATAGCGATCAATTTCCGCCTTGCCCGCCTGCTTGTTGGCGGGGTCAACCGCCTGCATACATTCCTGGTCCAATACGCAACCGGGCGCATAACGGCGGATGAATTGGCCGCTCAACCGCTCTTTACGCTCAACATCCCCGCCGCCCAAAAGTTCCGGGACATTGCGCCGGGTACGGCCTTTTACGAGGCGGCCCAATGGGGAGCGGAGGCCGGGATTATAGGCGGTTACGACTGTGACCCCAACGCCCCGCGCCCCTAGCCCAGGATGGTAAGCTCCGCAAGCCTATACCGCCCCACGGGGGAAATAAACGAGGTCCGCAAAGAGTGGCAAGACCGGGTACACGCCCGCGATAACGCCACGCTTGCGGCCCTCGTACGTTCCTACGCCTCGATGCTTACGGAGGCAAGAGGGCAATTAGACGACTTGCAGGAAAAGGTAAAGGCCCGGCAAACGGAGGGGTTGCCCATTACGCGAGATTGGGTAGAGCGGCAGGACCGCTACAAAGACCTGATTTTACAGTTGAACCAGCGTATGGCGGACGTCGGCACGCTGGCAAAAACCCGCCTCAAAGACGACGCTCAATACTACGTTGACAAAGCCCAAGAGTACGTGAAAGCGGCGTCGCGTGCGCAACTTGAACGCACGGCCCCAACGCCAAGGGCTACAGCGGAGGTCATGGCAGGGTGGAGTAGTCTACCGGACAAGGCCATTCGCAACCTGCTTGGGAACTTTGAACCGGGGTCCCCACTCATCCGGTTATTGGAGGGCAACCGGACCGACTCTTTGGGCAAAGCCAAAGACGCCCTGCTTACCGGCATAACAACCGGGGCTCCGCCCCAAGTGACCGCAAAGCGTTTGCAAGAAGCGTTGGGATTGTCTTTGAGCCGGGCAATGACCATTGTGCGTACGGAGGGCCAGCGCGTACAGAGGGAAGCGTCCCGGCAGACAATGGAGGAAAACAAAGATATAGTCGAGGGTTGGGAGTGGCGTTGTGCCCGTACACCCGAAACGTGCGAAGTGTGTTGGGCAATGGACGGAGAAACGTTTGACACGGATGAGACGATGGAAGCCCACGTAAACTGCCGTTGCGTCATGGTCCCCAAAACCGTAAGTTGGGAATCTCTCGGCTACAAAGACATCCCCGATCCGCCGCCCGAACCTACCGGGCCGGAACTGTTCGAGGGTCTACCGGAAAAGGAAAAGCGGCAAATCTTGGGACTGGGCAAGTACGAGTTGTACAGGACTGGGCGGGTGGGGCTACGGGACTTACAGCGGCGGGTGGTTGACCGACGATGGGGCGCATCTCGTGTGGCGGTGCCTTTGCGGGACTTGCAGGGGGATGAGGATGAGGATGATTAGGGTTCGAGCGGCGTAACAATCTACGCCGCTACTTCCAAGAGTCGCATACCCGCCACTCAGTGAATCCATGCTCCAATAGACTTTGATATTCCGTGTAAGGGGAGTAAGTGGGGAAGTTGCCAATCCAAGTAGGCTTGTTAGAGTGCCCCAACCGCTCCGGTCCCTCCATGAAAACCAAGTCCATGTTACCGGGGCAGGAAAACCGAAAAGCTATCCGCTCACCTTGTGGGTTGAACGACTCAATCTCGTGGACAAAAGCCCCGCCGCCTGCGTGGTATGAGTCGAAGCATTCAGCCATCACCCGGTACATAGGGTTAACAGCCCGATACCCCATCATGCGGGCTACCGACTCCGACACGATAGCCCCTATTTCTGTTTCGTCCATTCCCTCTCCCTCACGCATGACTATCACCTACACCCAGCGGTTGCGCGCGTTGTGGTAAGCGGCGCAAGATTCGGACATATCGGGGGCATTCTGCTTTACCCTGGTAGAGTAGGGCATTCGCCAGTAAGCCATGTAATCTTGGTACTCTTGCTCTACCTGCGAGTCGGCGTGCTCACTACCCAGTACACACCCGTATGCGTCCCAAATCAGTGCAAAAGAAGCGTCATGCTTTTGGGCAAGGGAGCGGGCCTGATTGCGTGCATCGTCACTCATGGACTGGTAATCCGCCCCTGACGCCACTATGGGGTTACTGAGCGGCTCAACCTGCGTGCCGCTGGAGTCGTGTAACGATATTTCAAGTTCCTTAGTTAGTTGAGCCGTCATAGTTGCCTGCATTGTGTTACTCCATTGTTGCTAGTTGTTTTCTCGACCTGCAATCATTATACCATAAGGGTTATACATAGTCAAGGCTTATTTAGCCCAATACCCGGAGCTCTTTTCCACAATTCCCCGCCGCGCCTCCTAAGCAACCCCTTACATAGCAATTTGGTACTACCCCGCCGCCTCAAGACCCCTAGGCGGCGGGTTTGCGTGCTATGCTCAATTACAAGCGGCGTACGGCGGTCCGTCTGCTCGACGGGCACAACCCCGCGCCCGGTTGAGTGTAACGGCCTTGCCTAACTTTTGCCGAAAGCTATCCCCGGCCCGCTCGTACGTGCTAATTCGAACAACGGAGCAACCATAATGCCTCCCGAAAACGACGGGGACAACGGCGCGAACAGTGCCAACAACCCCGCAAGCGGCAACCAGTCCGCAAAGCCTACTGGTAACGAGGGCGGCGGCAACGCTGGTAACAGCGGAAACCAAAACCCCGCAAGTAGCAACCCGTCTACAAAGCCCACGGGCGGCGGCAGTACAAGTAAACCTGTATTGCATATCCCCAAGTCTCAAATGAACAAAATCAAGCAGGACCTTTACGATGAGGTCAAGGCCGACGTTCTAAAGGACCTGCAAGCAGTACAAGGGGATGCGCCAACGCGTCTTGCCAAGATTGAGCCGGAATACGAGGCCGCAAAAAAGAGGATTCGTGAACTCGAATCGCAGTTGGCGGAGCGGGATGACCGGGACCTTGCGGCAATCGACGCGGAAATCAAGAGTTGGCCGCCTGAATGGGCAGATGGGGACCCTCGAAAGACAAACCCGGACGCGCCCGTTTCGCTGGTTCAACAATGGGCAACATGGGCCCGCCCGTTGGTTCAAAAGCATATCACCCAGGACCCCGCGCCCGGCAACACCGGCGGGGACCCGCCCGCCAAACAAGGCGGCGGAAACGCCAACGACGCCAACAATGGCGGCGGTAATCAGGGGGATGCGGCCAAACGGGAAGCGGATATGCAAGCGGTTATAGACGCCCAACTAAAGCAGGCGGGACTCGACCCTGCAACCGTGGGCGGCGGGTTTTACTACACGCCACAACCCTTGCCCTCCGGGAAATAAGGCCCAAGACGCCCGGCAACCTCGTAACCAATCCATATTACGGAGGTCCGGCACATGGCCGCAATCGCAAAAGTGGGGACTCCGAGCGAGTCAACCCAAAACCCGCCCGATGCTTGGAACCAACCAAGCTACACGGCGGGTGAAGAAATAGCGGCGTTCGACGCCTGCTACATCGACCGCGTGACGGGTAAAATATTCCGCGCAATCGATTCAGGGGCGGCGGCGTTGTCCGCCCGCGTGCATGGGTACGCGTGGAAAAAGTTCCTGGTCAACGAGCCCGGTTGCACCTTGCTACTGTTTTGCAAGGCCAACTACGGCGCGGGTTCACCGGGCGACCCCGTGTATCTATCCGCCGCAACCCCCGGCGGGCTCGACACGGCCCCGTCCAACGGCCACGGCGCAATTGGGTATTGGCTTGATGCTCAAAACATCATCCTTTGGCCCCGCGTCGATTTGGGCGCATACGCCGCGCCTGCATAACCGCGTTACGATTGGTCCGCGTTCCATAACCGGAAACCCGGCGTTCAACAACCGGGGCGGACCGTTTTGGAGGATAAGAGCAAATGCCCGCTCCATTCGGAACAGTATCAACGCTCGACTCTATGCGTAACGCGTTGCCGAATATGACCGCCATGCAGTTTGGCGAGGACCGTATTTGGGAAGCGATACAAGTCGAGCTTGCCGTGCAAAACAGGCTGACAACGGAATTCTTGCGCCTGTTTTGCGAATTCACCAACGACAACATGAGGCGCTACGGTTCATCGAGCCGTATGCAGATGCAACGCGTGGACCAGCGCGGTTCGGTCATGCCTCAGAAACCCATCCTGCCGGGGCAAAACATTGGCATCCCGCTGGCCCTTTATGATCTGGCAACCCAGTGGACTACAAAGGCCCTCGAACGGTTGCCCGCACAGCAGATGGCCCGCAACATCGACGCCGCAACGCTTGGGGACCGGGTGAACGTGATGAGTGCCGTCCGTACGGCCCTTTTCAACCCCACAAACCACGTCGAGTATGAAAACGACCTAACGGGCAACCCCATCGAGCTACCCGTAAAGGTCCTGCTCAACGCGGACGGGCAGACAATCCCGTTGGGGCCGCAAGGCGAGTCGTTCAACGGTGGGTCGCATACGCATTACATGTTTGCCGCCGCACCCTCCGCCGCTGACGGCGCGGCCCTCTTGGAAAACGTGGTTGAGCATTTCGCCTCCGGTGATATGCGTCTATACATCAACCGCCAAGAGGAACCAACCGTCGAGGCGTGGACCGGATTCAAGGCGTACGACGATCCCCGACTCCGTGAGGGCGCGCAAGCGGCTAATGCGGGCGCGTTGGGCGGGGTGCAGTTCTTTGACCTCAACAACCGCCGAATCGGTGTATTCCGCTCCGCGCAGGTCGAGGTCAAGGCATGGGTCCCGCCCGGCTATCTAATGGCGGTCAACCTTGCCGGGCCAAAGGTTCTTGCGTACCGCACGTACGACGCCGAGTCCGGGCAATTCCGCCTGGTATTCCGGGACCGCTCAAAGCCCCTCGAATACTCTGTTTGGGAGCGGGAATTTGGCGTTGCCGTAGTACAGCGCGAAGTTGCCGCAATCATGCGAGTCGGCGGCTCGTATACCGCCCCGGCCAATCTGTAACGAGTAACGCACAACGGAGGCGGGACTAAGCATCTGCAAAACCCCGCCTCTTACCTGCTTGCTGTAATCGCAAGCTAGTTGGAGGAATGCCAATCATGGCAAAGAACAACAACGAACCAAAGGAAAGCACGCCCGCCAACGAGCAGGCCCCAACAAGCCCGGACGAGTCAACCTCGACGGAAGGCGCAAGCTCAACGTCAACCAATGAGGCGGCGGGTACGGGCGTGTCTAGCGTCGAGTCGCTACCGGATGACGTGCGTGCGTTGGCGGAGGCCAACGAGGCGGCAAACGCGGTAAATGGGGACAACGCGGGGGCGGGGGCGGGGGCGGACGTGGACAATGAGCCGTTGCCGCCCGCCCCGCCGCCTATAGTTCCGGTTGCCTCCGCACTCATCCCCGGCGTCGATTTCACGGTAACTGGAGTCGGCGGTCCGGCGGTTGGCGGCGGGCCCGTGGTTGAGGACATTGATACGCCCTCGACGGAACGTGCGGCGGGCGTGGCCCCTGCAACGGACCCCATGACTACGGGTCCCGGCGGTCAAATAGTCGGCTCGATTGAGTCGATTGCCCCTCCGGGCGGTCCGTCCTTTGCGGCCAACGCCCGCACGGTTGGCGGGTCCGCGCCCACTCCCACGCCCACTGGGATGGGCGCAACCACGGGGCTTACGCCCAACCGCCCGCCCGTGGGTGGTGTGGTGCAAGAGGCCATAAATCAGGTGAACGCGGGCAACGTCGAGATCAACGCGGGCACGGTGGCATCCATCATTGCCGCTACGCAAGCGGCGGGGCGGGTTGCCGTTATCCCAACGCAAGGACTCAACGTTGCCAAGCGTCGAGGCGGTGAATACATCGTAATGTATGCGATTGTGGATGCCAACGGTTTGCCCGTGGCGGACCCAAGCCCGGAGATCGTGGCGGACCTGCAAGCGCAGTTGGAAGCACGCCAACGACAACTGCAAGAGGCCGGACTCCAGTAAGCGCACTAAGCGCACTCCCACGCCCGCAGATCGTCCGTCGTCCAACGTCCGTCGTCCAACGTCCGTCGTCCATCGAGGCAAGCTAAATGCCGTATTCACGCACAAATCTAAGTACTTACATTCACCGTCAATTACGGGATGTCGAGGCAACGGTCAACAACCTGCTTGCCCCTGAAAACCGGGTTGACGGTGTAACGGGCGGCGGTGATACGGAGGCCGGGTACAAAGACGCCATTGACCAAACGGCCATGCTCTTTGGCGTCGAGTACGACAGCGCCGCCGCCCACGCCTTTGCCACCAATATCATTGGCGTGCAAACAGTCGGTATATGGGCGGCGTACGGCCTTTACGAAAACCTGCTAACCGCCCGCCAATCAGCAGATTTGGGCGCGACCCTATCCGAAAAGATAGGCGTGCAGTTGACCCAAATCAGGCAGGCAAAGGACCGCACGGCGTTGCAAGCTAACGCCTTAGTTGCGGGCCTCAACTTGCCGGTCGCAACCGTGGCAGGCGGCGGTGCGGGCGGGTCGGGGTCCCGTGGGATCGAAGTTGGGGAGATGCTCGTTGGGCGCGGTTACGCGTTTGGCGATGAGCGGGGCGGGCACTAATCGTGGCCGATATACCGGAACCAACGCAGTCAACGGCAATCCCGGATGCACTTTTCCAAAACGCGGACCGCACGCTCAGGCAGTTTGGGTTGCCGGATAAGGTTTGGGTTTACGCGGCGTCGTCCCCCGATATGGGACCTCTTGCAAGCCCCTCCGCACCGGAGGTCATTGCAAAATACCCGGCCAATTGCGCGCCGGGGATGTCGAGCCGTGAAACCACGGAACCGATACTCCGCCGCATTGGAACGCGTACCCCGTGGACGGTCACATTGCCTTTGGAGGCCGTCAACGTGGTAAAGCCCAACCATACGCTCCGCATGTTCATAAAGGACCGAATAACCGGGGACGTGGTTGAGCATTACCCGGTGCAAATAGTTGCCATTCTAAAGCGTGGCACGTTCGCGTGGAAATTCGAGTTTATAGCGGCGGAGGGCGTATAGGCCCTTTGCCCGGAGGCAACCAGCAATGTCGGAAAACAACAGCGAAACCAACGAGACAACCAGCACAACGGGCGCGGCCAACAAGCCCGCCGCGATAACCTCTACAGCGGCCCCTACAACCGCCACAATCGAGCAGACCAACGCCGCTGGGACCGGAACGGGCGCAACCCTATCCGCCGCAACTGGGGGCGTTACAGGGGGCACAGGCGGTGCAACGGGCGCGGAATCGGAGTTGGATAACGAGCCGTACGCATTCCTGGGCGTAACCAAGAGTGACATCCGCGCCGCTCGTAAGGACGCAACGGAGGCGGGCGGGGTTTCGGGCATATCGGAGGCAACCCCGGATATCATCGTTGCCCGCTCTATTGCAGGCACAACCGAATCGTCCGCCACCGCCAATGACCCGCCGCCCGTCGAGGCGTTGACCCCGGAAAAGAGCGCGGAGCTTGCGGGGCGGCGCATCCCGGACACAAGCCCCTCGACGTTCCCGCCCGTAATCTTGCCGGGCCATCCTGATTATGAGGCGGAGTCGGCAAAGTACGTAACCCCGCTTGCGGGTACGGGGCCTCAACCGGGTAACTTCGTAAACGGCGTGCTCCGGGATGACCGGACCGTAACGGGCGTTGACCCGGAGGCGGCGGTGCGGCAGGAAAAGGCGGAGGCCAAAGCAAAAGCGGCGGCAAAGTCTAACAAGTAAACCAGCAAACCGGGAAACCAGCATCGAGGGTTGGCGTAATGGCAAGTGAAACGTTCCGGATAACCATAACCAAAAACAATGCGGGGGCGATTGCCGCCAACATGGAGTCGAGGGCGTCCGCCGCCGTGCGGAAAACCCTTTTCGATATGCAGGCGCACATCCAAAACGCAACGTCGAGGCGCGGCACGGGGCGGGTTTATATGCGGGGGTCGAGGCGGCATCAAGCGTCCGCGCCCGGCCAACCCTTTGCCAATGATACAGGCACAACCGCCAACGCCATTACGATCCGGATGCATAGTCCCCTGCACGGCTCTCTGGAGTTGAACGGGGAAAACTGGCGTAGGCAGGAATTCGGCACGGTCAATATGGCCCCGCGCCCCACGGTTGGCCCGGCCCTCCAAGCCGTAACGCCCGCGTTTCTTTCGGCCATGCGCCGACTTACGGGCGCGGGTGGGGGGTCCGGGGGTCCCTCGTAATGAGCTTTGACGGGGACAAGGTAACGCGGGAATTCCTGCTCGACCGCTTGCTTGCGGACGTGGGACTACCAGCCCTCGTTGGCGTCAACCCTCTAACGGACCTTACGCACGTTTACGAGGCCAATCAGGTGCCGGACGACCCGGAGGCGGGGGTTGGCGCGGTTGACGCTACAACGGGCCTACGCCGCCCCTACATCGTGTTTTACAACCAATCGGGCGGGTCCGTACCCCTCGATGCAATAGTTGAGCCGGGCGCGGGCGGAGCGGAGGGGTTGGATGCAACCGTTTGGTACGAGGCGGATTGGTCCGTCTTGGCGATTGGCCCGGCCCACGATAAGCCCCGGTTGCAACTGGCAAAGATGCGAATTTACGCCGCTGTTTGCAACGTTGCGGGGATTGCAACGGCAAGCGGGTTTATAAACCAATCCCTCGTTGTGCGTTCCGTGGACATTGACGCCGGGGATGTGAACGGGGACCCGTATCACCAGATGGGTTGGACCGTCCACATCTATGCGGGACCGCCCCTTGAGGCGTAGGCCCTTTGGGCCGGTCTAAATCTAACAAGAGGAGTCGCTAAAATGGACAATGCCGCAATCGGCTTAAAAATGCGTATTGCCTCCGAGTCAAGTGCGGGCGGGGGCGGGACCGCCAACAAGATACTCCGTTACATGCGGTTGCCCCTGCAATCAGCATGGGAAAACCTGGGAGAATTCAAGTCGGAGGGCAACTATCTTGTTGAGGGCGTCCAACCGGGGGATGAGCTGGCAAGCGGGGATGCGTCGAGCGTTCTTAGCTTTACGGAGTCCTGCTACGTTTACGAGTCCGCCCTGCAAAAGTTAGCAGACCCCACGGTTGGGCCCGGCGGCTCGTATACCCGCCTCTATACCAACCCCACGGTTGGCGTAGATTCGCGCCGCACCTACACGGTTGAAAAGACCAACGCCCGCATGACGCTCAAGTACAACCATGTAGTTGCCACCGGGTTTACCGTGTCCCAAACGAGGCAGGCCGCAACTATGACCGCCCCGTTCATAGGGCAGTTGGCCCAAGTCCTTACGGAACCTACATCCCCAAGCCCCGCAAAGGTTGCCTCCGTGCGGGTTATCCCGGTCCAAACGGGCCTGTTCTACTCCGAAGTGTCGATGGACGACCTCGATGTTGCCCCCATCCGCATGACGCGCAACTTTGAATTCGGCTTTGGCATGGGCGGATTTTTGGCCCCGTTCTACCCCATGAATGAGCTTTTACGCTCGTTTGGCGGCGTGGTTGAACAAGAGGACGTGGACGCAACCGCAACCCTCCGCTTGGGCACGGACGTTGCCACGCCCAACACCGTGCCCGCCCGCGCCAATACCACGGTGTACGTGGCCGGGGACTACGTAAAGCGGGCGGGCGGGACTCATACCGTTGTTTTCAAGGCCCGCGTTGGCGGGACCTCCGCCGCCTCCGAGCCCGCCGCAATGGCAACCGCCGTGCATGGGACTTCCATCACGGACGGCACGGTTGAGTGGTTGGCCGTAAACTTCGACGTGCGGGCCCCATTCTCAATGGCGGACACGCGGGAGGGCAAGACGTTTTGGATACGTTGCCGATCTATCGGCCCGGTCATCGACGTTGCATCCTCGACATACTACCTGCATCAAGTCGATTTGGCCGTGCAAGCAATCGCGCCACTTCAGTTTGACGCGGAACGGGGCCTTATGGTCCGCCCGCTTTCCCTCCGCATTGTCGATGATGAGGTTGAGGGCGTGGGCATGAAAATCAAGGTTGTAAACAAATTGGCGGTTGTGTAAGCGGGTTACAACGGCGTAAGTCGTTTACATGCCGCCTGCATAGTGTATAATAGGACCCGTACGAGGCCCCAAGCGGCCCGGACGGGTCCTTTTGTACGAACTGGTATAAGCGGCCCCGCAAACAATCCCCGCCCAACGTGGGGCATCCTGGAACGCCTAGTGCGTCGAGCAATCGAGCATAAGCAATGGAGGTAATACAGTTGGACATTATAGAACAAGAGCGGCAGGACGCCGCCCGGTCCCAAGCGGCGGATGACGTTGCAACCGCCATTGACGCTTACTATGCGGCCTCCGCGCCAACCCCGGCCCCAACGCCCGCGCCCGGCACGTCGAGCATCCCCGGCGCGGCCCTCGATGTGGTGCCGCCAACCCAACCCATGCCGCCCGCGCCGCCCACCCCGGCCATGCCCGCGCCAATCCTCATGCGGAGTCCCGATGATGAGCGTGCAAGCGGCGGGGCAATCAACCAATCGGGTATGCCCGCCAACGTTACCGCCCTCCGCACAATCAGCAACGAGCAGGCGCAACCAGTAACGCCCGCCCGCTCGTTGGCGGAGTTGCGTGCCGTGATTGCCGGGGATGTCGAGGTTTACCCCGAAATGCCCGGACGCCTCCGGGTAAAATACATGCCAGCAATCGCAAAGGACCCGCTCGTTGCAACGGAGCAACTACGCATCATAGCCCAGATCAATAACCTCAACACAACGGGTGTGCGGGCCGGGTTGCAGAATGAGGCGGACGGCGCGGGACCCGCCCACAACGAGGCCCAAGAACTCGTAACGTTTACGGACCGAATCAATCATATGGTCGAGGCTCTTTACCGGGACACGGCCAAATACATCACAACGGTTTGTAACGGTTGGACGTTGGATGACCCGTTCACAATGGAATACCTGCTTGACCCGCAAAACCGTTGGGTCATCCTCGACATATTCCGGGCGGTCAACAACTTAGAGCAATCGGGAAACTTGCCAGGCTAAAGCTCTATTACTACCTGCTTGACAACCCGGCGGACCCGCCCGAATGGAAAGAGCCCGCCTGGTGGTTGCAGTACGTGGTAACATGGGTCGAGATAGGGCAAAAGCCGTGGCCGCTCTTTGGATTTCCGGAAATCGACCCCGGAGTCGAGGTCATGCAGTTCTGGTACGCCCGGTTGCATGACTTTTTATCCGTCCGGCAAGCGGTCCGCGCCGCACTCGAAAAGGACCCAACCCTTGCGGAGTCCCGGTTGCGTGAACGCTTTGACGCTGTTTACAACGAAGTGGAATTGCAGGACGGGGAATGGTAAGCAAAATGAGGGTGTGTACCAAGTCGTACACACCCTCATTTTTGTAGCCCGGCTAACTGTCTTGCCCATGATAGGGCCCCGTGGTCGCTCCAACGTGATTTCCGCCTCCGTTGGTGTGGTGCCTCTTAACTCTCCGGATATGAATCGTCGTACACATTCTCGTAAATGTCCGCTATAGCTTCCCTTAACTCTGTGGCGGTTGTGCCAAAGTCCAGTAACGCCCCGCCCCTAACGGTAGCTAATTCCTCAACAGTGTAGGTCGAACGCTCCTCTTGTCGGTACATTACCACGTCTTGCAAAAACCGCTCAATTCGGCACAACACTTCTTTAGTTTCGCCACTCATTTGAGGCTTGTGAGTAGTGCGTTCCGGTTTCCAGTCATCCGGGACGTTTATCCCCAACGTAAAGGATTCGGATTGCTCTTTAGTCGTGCGGCTATCTATCCCCACGTACTTAGCATCAGGGTACATGTGGGAGCGTTCTTTTATATACGCCCTTGCCCTGTTTACGTTAGTGGTGATTACCCCTAGTGAGCCGTACTTGTAGTCAAACAGGTACACTTGCTTTTTTACAGTGGGCGATTGTTTGCGTGCCATGTTGATTGCCTCCGTCGTTGCTATCGTATCATCTCAACTGCTACCAGTATAGCATAAGGATTATACATGGTCAAGGGTTATTTAGAGCAACATAGTGGGCAATCCGTAACTTACATACATGTGGTAAACTAAAGCAGGTTGGGGGCGCGGCAAGGTGCCTCCAACCTGTATAACATTTTGGCGGGCGGGTACTTCGGTATGGCTGGCATATTCCCAAGGATGATGTAACGAATAATGCGCTTGGGCCGGACCCAATAGGAGTCCCGCCCACATGGATAACACGCTTGCGGCATTACGCGTTGACGTTGAAACAAGAGGCATAACCGGGTCAACTGGTGCATCTAACCAGTTGCGGGGCCTCGAAAAAGACGTGCGCGGGGCCGCGTCCACGGCGCAAAGCGCATCTCCAAAGGTCGACCGCCTCAACCGTGATATACAAGCTATGGGCCGTGCGGCCCAAAATGCCCGGCCTCATATCGGCAACGATAGGTCCGGGCTTTTTGGCGGGATTTTGGGCGGGGCCGCAAAGTTGGGCCTTGCCATTCAGGGTATACAGGGGTTTGGTTACGCCATTGGAGGCGTTACAAACCTCGTACGTAGCTCCATTGGCGAGTCAAAGGAATGGTCCGCTCAGATGGGGCGGCTCGATGCCGTGCTCAAATCGACGGGCGGGACGGCGGGCGTCACCAAAGAGCAGGTTGTAGGGCTTGTAAATAGTCTATCGGGCGCGTCCGGGCTTTCACGCGTGGCAGATGAAGTTGTGGCGTCCGGTACGAACATGCTTCTTACCTATACGAATATAGGGAAAGATGTATTCCCGCGCGCGACCGCAACCCTCTTGGATATGGCGCAAGCTATGGCGGGCGCGGATGCTCAGGTGACGGACCTCGATGGGACCGCCCGGCAGTTGGGGCGCGCCCTCAACGATCCCGTAAAGGGTATGGCCGCACTCACCCGCATGGGCGTTACCTTTACGGAGCAACAAAAAGAACAAGTCAAGGCAATGGTTGCGTCCGGACGCACAATGGACGCCCAAAACCTCATTTTAGATGAATTAGCCAAAAAGTACGGGGGGTCCGCAAAGAACGCGGCCATGCAGTTTGACGGGGTGATGTTCACCCTGCAAGAGCGATTCAACAACGTAAAGCAGACACTTGGGGACCAATTAGTACCCGTCCTTATCCGCTTTGCCGGCATCTTGGGGTCCCCGGCGGTCATGGGCACAATCGAGCGTACGGCGGGCCTGCTCGTTTCAGGCGTGGTTTCCGGTCTCGATCTGGCGGAGGCCGCGTACACGCGCGTAACCGCCGCCGTGGACCGCCTACGCGCGCCGTTCCAGACGGTAACGGACCTCTTTACCACGTCGAGCCACGCCGTAAATAACATGTTCATCCCGGCCCTTCAAAAGATTTGGGTGGGGGACTTTACGGGCGCGCTCGACCTTATAAGTTACGGGTTGGGGTCCGTCAAGAACGCGTTTACAGACGTTGGGCGCGAGGGCGAGTCCATAGGGTCCCGCGTGCGTGGGGCACTCGTAACACTCCGAGACGACATCCGCGCCCGCGTGCCGGAAATCCGGACCGGACTGTCCAACGTTGTTGAGTTTTCCGTAACCGTGGGGTCCGGTTGGGTCGATTCCTTTGTTGTCGATGCGAAGGCCGGGTTTGCCTTAGCGGAGCAACGCATCAAGGATGAGGTTATCCCAACCTTTACGGCCAACCTAACCAACGGCTTGCCAACGGCCATAAACGCCACAATTCAGCAACAAGCCCCGGGCGCGTCCGCCTCTAACGCCGTCGATTTCCTAGCGATGGTTGGCTTCTTATTCCCGCCCGCCCGCGTGGCGGCGGCGGGCCTGCTGATAGGCAACCAGATCGCCCCGGACTTCGTGCCCTCTTTGTTCGAGCGATTGGGGCAACTGTTCGAGAATCCGGAGCAATTCGGGGAAAAGGTAACGGGCCTTGCCGACTCCATAATCACAGGGATTCAGGGCGTGGCGGCAGGGGCCACGGGCGCGGGGATGGCCCTTTGGAGTTGGCTTACAAGCGAGGAAACCTTACAGGGGTTCGAAACCTCCGCCCGGTCCCTCGTAACCGCCGTACAAGCGTGGTGGACAACCAACGGCCCCAACCTGAAACTTGACCCGGCCCAAGTAAAGGCGGGCGTTGAAACCGGAATTTCGGACCTCAACGCCTCCATTGACGCGGACGCGTGGAATATCTCTATCAATGATAGCTGGAATTTCGTAAACGATGTTTGGTTGCCCAAGCTACAAAAAGACTTACCCCAATTGCCGGAGGCCACGGGTACGGAGGTCAAAAAGCATTGGGATGAGATTTGGCTCAACATCGTTGCAGGCATGGTTGGCGCAAAAGAGGCGGACACATCCAACATAAGCCAGGGGTTTGTTGACCTCATCCTTACGGCGGTTGCCAATTTACCCCAAACAATTGCCGCATCGAAAGAGCTAATCGGGGCGGGTATTTGGTCCGCCATTGTGGGCGTTGCGGCGGTCCCGCAAGAGGTCACAACCAAACTTGATATTGCGGAATTCTTGATAAAGGCAATTGCGTGGGACAAGCTCGAAGAAGTTGGCGCGGCAATATTCAAGCACATATTTGGAGACGCCCTCAAAACGGACGATTCACAGTCCCGCCAAGAGGCGATAGACAGTTTCTTTTACCGCATATGGCTCGACGTTGAGGATGCCGCCCTTGAATGGGGCGAAAAAATAGGGAGTGCCCTGATTGGCCCGTTCCGCTCCGCGTTCGGCACCTTGCCGGGTATGACGGATGAACTGCTCAACCAGCTAATCCCCTCAACTATCGATTTGCCGGAATCGACTAAGGACCGCCTCGAGCGACTCGGTATGACCGTACCGGAGCTTGTAGCCGCCGGGGTAGCCAACAATACTCAGCAACCCCTACGCGATTCCTTTGACGCGTTAGGCACGGACGCGTTAGGCGCGGCCCGTAACGCCTTTGGCGGCGGGTCATCCAGCGGGTCATGGGGCGCGGTTGGGGCCCCGGTCCCCGGCCTTATAGGCGGGGGCGTCGTAAAGAACGGCACGAGTCTTACGGGCGGTATAAGTACCATCGGCAACGCCGCTCTTGCGGAGGCCCGCGCCCGGTTTGATCCCTCCATTTATTCGGGCGTTGGGTCCAATGCAGGCGCGGGCCTCGTAAAAGGATTGGTCTCCGCAAAGGCGTCCGTTGCCGCCGCCGCCCGCTCGTTGGCTCAATCCGCCCTCAACTCAATCAACACAACCTTTGACAGTCAATCACCCTCCAAAGAAACCGAAAAGCAAGGCGTTTGGGCGGGCATGGGATTGGCAAAAGGTTTCTTGGGATCGAAGTTACTTGTCCTCAACGCGTGGGGCGAAGTAGCAGGTGACTTGCTGACCTTTGGTGAAGCGCATCTAGTGGCAATGGTCGGCACCTGGGGCAAGATACTGCCGGAGGGCATGGCGGCGGCAATCCGGGATGCAAAGAATTGGAGCGGGTTGCTCGACGCCCTGGACGGCGCGGTTGACGGGGTGATTGAGGACGCCGGGCCCTCGATGAAGCGGTTGGGGCAAGGTCTTTGGGGCATACTTGCGGAGGAATTCGGCTATTCCGCTGAAAAGGGTTGGCACTCAACCATTGCCGATTCAATCGAAGCGGGACTTGACGTTCCCGCCCGGTCCGAGTCGGCCAAAATCAAGGCAAAGGCCGCACGGTACGCGGGTGAAATGCTATCCGATTTCACCAGTGACCCCGCTCTAGTTGGGCATCTGGCGACGGCGGGCCAAAACCTTTGGGGCATACTTGCGGAGCACTATTCGTACAACATGGAAACGGGCGTATACGATTTGGTTGATAAGACCATTGACCATATTGCCCTTGTTGTCGAGCGTACGCCTATTGCCAAGCTCCGCGCCCGCATAGCTCGGTACGCCGGGGAAACGCTCGACCAATTCACAAGTGACCCCGGCCTCATTGACCAATACTACGCAGGTCGTGGGACCCCGGCGGACGCGGCGGCGGCGGCAAAGCGGGCGGCGGATGAGCGGGCGCGTACCGCCGCTGATATGATAAACCCGCTACGCTCCCTCGTTGACGCCAAAATGCCAACCAACGAGGAAATCGATAACTTTTTCCGGGCGTATGAGCATTGGCTTGCGGAGTGGGACAAGCGGGCCGCATCATTTGAGCAGACCGCATCCAAGACAACCAACGAAGTTACGGACACGTTGGGCCGCATTTCGGAGGCCGTAAGCAAGGTGTTTGGCCCGCTACTTCAAGTTACGGAAATCCAAGCGATTAGTCCAGGTGCAATCGAGGGGGCGTTTGCGAATCTATGGTTTGCCCTTGACCAATACAACAAGGTTATGCGGGGCGGATCGGACGGCACGCCCTTTATGGGGCAATGGGAAACGGACGCCGTACACTTTGCCGAGTCGATTGGCGTAATCTTTGGGGCCCTCCAAACCTCGATGCAGGCCGTACGCGCCTCCGCCGAGGCGGGCGTCGGTAACGTGTCCGGCATCTTTGCTGAAATGCAGGCTGGGATCGCCCTCTTGATGAGTGAGGGTTTGGCGGCGTTTAAGCGTGAATGGGACCCTGCCGTTGAGGGCTCGACTGCGCAATTGTTTATACTCCGTTGGGACCGCACCCTTGATACGAGTTTTACCAAGTTGCACAATACATCGCTCAACGATATGGGCATTGCGGAGGGGCTGTTTATCTATATATCGAGGAACGCGTGGCAAGGTTGGGATGCCTCCGTATCGCAAAGCATAGGGCATGTAATTTCCATGCTCGACGCGTACATACTCAAACTTGGACAAGCAGGCGGGTTGCCCGGCGGCGGGACCTCGACGCCTCCGGGCGGCAATACATCCCCGCCACCGTACGTACCTCCGGGCGGCAACCAGCAACCGCCGCCTCTACCGCCCCCGCCTCCGGGCGGCGTCGAGCCGTTCCGCACGGGGCCGGACGCCGCTTT